TGCAAGAAAGAACAACATCGCCCTGACGCCAAGCACGGGCGTTGGCGTTACGGTTGGCGGCGGCGGCGGTGCCGGTAGCGCCGGAAATGGCGGCGGCGCGGGCGGCAATACTTCGTTTGCTGGTGTTGCCGTGGCGACTGGCGGCGGCGGCGGGACTAGTGGCGGCGGCGGCGGCGGCGGAATGGCTGCCGGGGACCAAGGCTTTGCTGGCGGCGCTGGCGGTGCTGGCAATGGCACCACTGGCGGCGGCGGTGGCGGCTCTGGCGGCACGGGTGGCGCTGCTGGTCGCGGTGGCGCAGGCGACGGTTCACAAGGCGCGGGCGGTGGCGGCGGATGTGGCGGCGGAACTGCTGGACAACCGGGGACCGGCAGTGGCTCTGGCGGCGCTGGCGGCAATAGTCCGTGGCAGGCTGGTGGCGCTGGCGGTACGTTCTCTCCCGGTGGCGCTGGCGGCAATGGCTCCGGCGGCGGTGGCGGTGGCGGTGGTCAAGGCTCCGGTGGCGCTGGCGGCAATGCACCGGACTATTCCGGCGGCGGCGGCGGCGGCTGTTCTGCGTCGAGCAATCTTGGCGGCAATGGCGGTTTCTATGGCGCTGGCGGCGGCGGGAGCAACTATCAAGGTGGCTCTGGCGCGCAGGGCATCGTCTATATCTGGTGGCTCCCGGCGTGATCGAGGGAACACATGGCCATAGAGACCACGGGCAAGGTTGCCGCAGGCGCCATCGACGCCATGAAGTCGACGCCGCTGGCGATTGCCCTGCTCGTGGTCAACATCGGCTTTCTTGGATTCGCGGCCTATGTGCTGGGTGAGGTCGCCACCAACGCTAGTGAGCGCAACAAGACGCAGATGGAGTTGATCAGTACACTGGTGAAGGACATTCGCGATTGCAAACAGGGTCCGAAAACATAGGAGACCGGCATGGCTGAAGAGACCAGAACCGAAAACAACGCGAAGACCACGACGCCCGGGGAGATCGACGAAATGGCTTTACGCAATCCGGCGCTGGCGCCGCAGTGCCCGGCGATCCCCAACCAGACCGGGTGGCTCGTGCGACGCCGCTACACGCGCTACCAACGCAGGCAGACCTACCACTACCATCACGCGCCATGACGCTCGCGGTAAAGGGCAAGGTCTCGTGGTTCGGCGGCCCGGAGGACATGGGCGTGGCGCCGGACGAACCGCTTGCGTTCATCCACGAGATCGAGCAGGCCCCGCATTTATTCCTGTCCTACCAGCCGGAGGGCACGACCGGGCTGGCGCGGCGGCTCAATCCGCAGGCGCACTACATCGCCTGCCGCTGGGATTACGACGAGACGCCCGCCTTCGTGCTGCTGGAGGAGATGGCGCTGGTCCGCTCGATAAAGACCGGCAAGGAGTTGAAGGCCTATCCCGCGGATTGGGGACCGCACGTCGACACCGACCGGGTTGCCGACATATCGCCCGGGCTGATGGCCGATCTGGGTCTCTCCACCGACGACGAGGTGGAGGTGATCTTCCCCTTCACGACGCGCGGCTCGACCGCGGCCCGCTACGACCGCATCGTGATCTCGTCAGGCCACGGTCTCTATGTGCGCGGGGCCTCCGGCGTGATCGACGAGGTCGACGAAGCCCGCCGGGTGGTCGATTGCGTCGCCGACAAGTTGACCGAGGCTGGCGTCTGGGTGGCGGTCTTTCACGACGACACCTCGCGCAGCCAGAACGAGAACCTCAACACCATCGTCGACGCGCACAACAGCGAGGAACGCGATCTTGATGTCAGTGTTCACTTCAACGCCTATGTCGAGACCACCGCGCCGATGGGAACGGAATGTCTCTACGTCACGCAGGCCACTCTGGCTGGCCATCTTGCTGGTGCTCTTGCTGCTGTGGGTTTTCTGAATCGCGGCGCCAAGAAGCGCACCGATCTGTTCTTCCTCAACCAGACCCAGATGCCGTCCGTTCTCATCGAGGTTTGCTTCGTCGACAGCAGTGCCGACGCCGAGGTGTATGCGGCGCGATTCGAGGCGGTCTGCGACGCCATCGCCAATGTTCTGAGCGGCAGAGAGGCCACCGAAGGGAGGGTCGCATGAGACTGTTGTGGATACTCGTGGCTTTCACGCTGGCGCTGCCCAGCGTGGCAGACGCCCGGCGGACGCATGTCCGTATCCAGAAGCCGTACTACGCGGCGCGCCCGGTGCAGCCGGTTGCCGTGCCGGTCGTGGCCATCGTGCCGCTTGGTCTTTTCTATGATCTCGCCCGGCGGACCAACTGTCAGGGCGATGTGCTGGGTCTCGGCGGCCCGGGCTTTTCCAGCCCGCTCACCCCGGCCACCGGGAACGTCATGACGACGGCGTACATGCGCGGGGAGTGCGCCGCAACACCACGGTAGAGGAGGCGGCAATGACACTTGGTCTCGCGTTCTGGGTCATCATGATTGTCTGGCTGGTCTTCGGCCTGCTCGTCCACTTCGGCATGGTTGGCGGCATCTACGCTGGTGGCAGCACCCTGCTGCTCTTCGTGCTGTTCATGTTGCTGGGCTGGCAGGTGTTCGGACCCCCGCTGCGCCGATGATGTGGGACAGCCCGTGGGCGCTGGCTGTCGCGGTCGCCGTCCTGCTTGCGGTGGTGGCGCTCGGGGTCCATGTCAGCGGTATCTGGAACTGTTGCTGAAGGGAGCGTGTCATGGAACTGGACGAAGAGTTGCCGGGATCAGACGAAGAGCTTGAACGGGCTGCCGATATGCGGTTGCCGGTCAACGCCGCGGCCCCAAGCAAAGACCACGAGAGCGCCTGTTAGGTCTCTTCCAGCAGTTTGAAGGGGTCGTCGATCTCGACGGCTTCGGTCTGCTCCTTGTCCTCGAACATCCCGGCCCGCATTGCGCGGCGGCGATAATGCCATGCCATGATCACAGCGTCGGCCCGATCCGGCGAGCCGCCCAGCCGGTGCCGTATCTCGTCTTTGTCCTCGACCTGAATGGTGTCGCCCTTCGGTCGCCAACGCGCCGCGGTCAACTCGGCAGTCAGCCGCTCGTCCGGCGGCAGAGCGACATTCTCGCCATTTGCCGGATCGAGCGCCTCGCGGAATCGCCACAGCATCTCCGTCCGCTGGTTTGAAAACCGGTACTTGTCGTCCTTGGTGCGCTCGCCGGACTTGGCGTTGAAGATGCAGGACTCGATCTGGATGTTGTTGCTGGCAAGGTGGTCTCTGGCCGATCCGCCCCAGCCGCCGGTCATGTCGAGCACGATCAGCGCCGAGTCTTTTCGGTGCACCAGTATCTGACCGGCAAGCTCCGGGCCGTTCTTGGCATCGACGCCTTGCAGCACGGTGAGCCGGTCGAACCAGTTGCCGAAGAGGGGTGCGATGACGTGCGGGTCATTGGTGCCGCCGCCCGAAATGTCGACGCCCATTGTCAGCATCTTCAGGCCCTGCGGCGAGCCCGGCTTCCAGCGGCCCTGCGCTTGACGCACCCACTCGGTCGGGATCACCTGCCACGCATGGTCTTCCCGCCCGGCAAGGAAGTCGCCCTTGAGGAGCTTCGAGCGCAGTGGCTCCGGCAAGGATTGGATTTGTGCTTTGTACTTGGCGTCGAGGTAGGGGTTATCTTCGAGCCGTGCCGGTATGAATGTGCGGGTCAGCGGGGTGTACTCTTCCGCCCCTACACGCTGCGTATTGCCGTTCTCGCACCACACCGTGCGCGCGTCGGCGCCGACGAAGGCCCAGCGTAGCTCGCCCGGCAGTGCCGGGTTGGGGAACATGGGGTCCAGCCACGGCGCAAACCACTCGATCAGCCACTCGCCCTCGCCGCCAATCGGCGGATTGCTGGCGATGATCATGCGGGTGCGCTGGCCCTTGGTGGTGGTGCGGCACCACGATCCGACGAAGTTGACCTTGTGCGCGGTCAACTGCGCGCCCTCGTCGAAGCCGATGAAGTCGTGCGGTCGGCCCATCCAATCCATCTCCTGCCCGACGCCGCCCAGCGCGCCGAACTCGACGGTCTTGCCGTCCTTCTTGAGGATCATGTCTTGGCCGTTGTAGCCCTCGCGCCCGCCCTTGTTGGCGATGGAGAGGACCCGCTCTTCGACGCCGCGCAGGTCCTTGTACTGCGCGCGGAAGATGACGCTACGCTCGTGTCTAGTCAGTGCCGTGCCACAGAGTAGGTCGGTCTTTCCGCCGCCTGCGGCCCCGCCGTACAGAAGCAGGTCGGCCCGGCTTTCGTACGCCACCATCTGCGGGATGTTGCGCGGGTCCGGCATCCACAGCGCCGCCATCTCCTTCTTCAGCAGCCTGTCCAGTTCGGCCTTCGACTTTGGGTCCATTGAGGCGAGCATCGCCCGGTACGGCTCCAGCGGGTCGTGGGTCTTCGAGGAAGGGGTACTCATGGTCTGGTGGCCTCTCGATGGTGACCCAAGCATAGCCTTGACCTGACATGCCGGGCGGCATGAAGCACTTGGCACAGCGTCCGTAATGCGCGACCTGCTGGTCGTCGACCCACGCGATGCCCTTGAGGGCGTCCTTGATGTTCTTGATCAGGTTGTCAAGGTCCGGCCTGCTGTCTTTCCAGTGGCGACGCGGCGTCGCCCTTTGCGGATGCGGAAAGACCGCGTTGAAGCTCAGACTGACCGGCCCCTGCAACGGCGTAAAGATGCCGCGCTCGCGCATGGCGATCTTGCAGATCAGCGCGACCATCTTCTTGTAGGCAACCTGCTCGGGCGGGTCATGCACCCCGCCGTAGTGGTGCGATGGCCGCATCCAGCCCAGCAGCGGCCCGGGAACACGGAAGACGAAGTCGTCAACCGGCCCGGGTGCCATCAACATACTCTTTCAGGGTGCGGCTGACTGCGCGCATGGCGTCGTGCAGCGAGACGAAGCTGGCTTCGAGGATGTGATCCCCGACACGGGCGTAGAAGGTGCCGCCGAGTGTGCCGCGCCGTCCGACCTCGTTCTGCTGGTCGGGGGTGCGCCAGACAAAGAGACCATTGCCCAGCCGGTAGTAGAGCCAGCCGATGCCGCTGACGGTGACCGGCGGTCGGCTGGTCTCTTCTCCAACCGCCGGGTAGAGCGTGATCTCCTTTTCGACGGAGAACTTCATCGACGCATTGCCTCAGTCTGTCGCCGAAAGACGGCCAGCCGTTCGGTCTGGTCTTTATCATACAACTCGATTCTGAAGATACGACGACCGGCGCCGACCCGGTTGTCCATCACCACGCGCAGCCAGTTGTTGCGCAGCGGGAGCCAGATCGCCTCCATGCCCGTAGGCGGCGGCCTGACCACTTTGAGGATCGGAGTTGCGGGAGGAGGGGAAGGGGGAGGCGCCACGGGCGCCTCCTTGGGAACGAACTTGAGGTCTTTGAGGGTGAGCTTCGGTCTCATTTTTTCCCCCGGATCGCCTTGAGCGCATCCTTGCCGGTGAGCGGCATGTCGGACTTGGCGAACATCGAGCGGCCCCGGCGCTTCTCCTCCATCTCCTCCAGCCGCTTGCGCTTGCGCGCGTCAATGAACGGCTTGTTGATCATGTCGGACAGCAGCTTCGGCCCGGGCTTGCCCGGCTTTGTTGCTTCCTCCACGCGCCGGAGTTCGGGCGGGATGACCAGATCGTCGACAACCTTCTGTGCCGCCTGCCCGCGAGCGACGAAGTCAGGCAGAAGACTGTCTGCCCCGAGTGTTGCGACCTGCTCCTTCAGGTCGTGACGTTTGGTCTCCGGCAGGCCAGCCAGCTTGAGCATGAGGCTGCGCCGCCGCTTCACCAGCTTCTCGATCTTGTTGCTGGCGATCTTGAGCCGTGTGTGCCAGCGGCGCAGGCTCGCCTCGACGTGGTTGAGTTGCTCGGTCGTGGTCTTCTTCGTCATGGGTCTTTCTCCGTTTGTTGAAGTGAACGGAGCCACCCTAGCAAATCGACTTTCGGGATTTTCCGATTCGCGTCAGTGCGCAACGCAGAAGTGCCCGTCAAGCGGGCACTTGCCTCACGATTTTGCAAAACTTGACACGGTAAATGCAGGGGAGGCGGGGCGGGAGTTGGCTGCCGCAGTGACTTATGTCACTGCGGCAGTAGGACAACCGGCTGTAACAAAAAGTTATCAGACCAAGAGCGACGGCGGCAGCGGATGGTCGAGCCCGACGTTGCGCCACAGGTGCAAACAGTTCGGGTGCACATTCTTGTACTCGGACTTCTTCGGGTGAAACTGGAGCACGGTCTCCTCTTCACCCCAGAACATATTTTTGACCCAGCACATCTCCTGCCAGTTGGGCGGGAACTTGCCCTTGATGGAGACCGACACATGCTCCCAGCCGGACAGCGGACCAACGTCAACGCCGTCGCTGGCGATGATGGTCAACCGCCGACCGCTTGGGCCATGCACCTCAAATGCACCGCAGGTGAACCCGGGCCGTGATCCGTAGTGACCGTGGCGGATGCGCCCGTCCTCGATGACGGGGTCGAACCGGTCTCTCATCGCACGAGGTCCTCGGACAGGACGCTGATCGGCTTGGCGTCGATCAGCTTCTTGCGCGTCTCCTCGGCATCAAGCTCGGCAGTGTACTTGAGCCGCGCCGCGGCCTTGGCTGCCGCCGTGAACTTGTATCGCAGCCTCTTGAGAATCGTGCGCAGGTTAAAGCCACTCAGGCCAAGCGACTTGTCCACGGTCGACCACTCGTCGGTCGTCACCTTGCAGCGGAGCTTGACCTTGTGCGAGTAGCTCCAGCGGACCTCATGGCCGTCGATGAAGATGCGGCCATAGTCAGAAAGGTGCACGGGTTCGGTGGTGATCATGGTTTTTTCTCTCCCATTGTCTTGAGGACGGCTTCAACCGCCCGCCGTGTTACGGCATGCACCATGTAATTGCAGCCGTTCTTGACGATGTCGGTCTCGTGCCCGCACTCTTCACAGATACCGCTGATGTAGAGCTTGTCGGGCACGTCCATTGTCTGCTTGGCCCCGCACTTCTCGCAGTTGAACTGCTGGTAAACGTGCAGGCCTTTATTGATCAGGTCGCCCGCTGCGGCGACGACGTCATTCCACGGGTGCAGTTTCATCACGTGGCGTCTGGTCATTTTTTCCCTCCGTATGGTCCTGACAGCATCTCGCGTATCTCCTCGAACGTCTCCATGCCAACGCGCGGCAGCCACTGGTCTTTGATCACCTCGACGGCATCGGTCCAGAATTGCCGGAAGTCGGCCTGATCCATGCTCTCGAAGGCAATCGAGTGCGGGTTCTCGATCACGCGGCCATCCATCAGGCTGATGTAGTCGAAGCGACCGGTCTCGTACTTGAGCGACAGCAGGATGATCTCGACCGGCTGGCCGACGGCGTCGGCAATCCGCTGCATGACGGCGAACGCCAGCCGGTGGTGCTCGGGCCAGCGCGCGGTGTGCACCCACACCAGCGCCTTCTTGTCTCCCATCTCCTCGATGATGGCGAGCGCGCGGTCGTCTTGCGGGTGCAGGGCATCACCGCCGATGGCGTCAAAGAGACCCTTCGCCTTCATAGCTCAAACCATTCAACCAGTTGCAGCGGGCAGCAGCAGTTCACCTCGCGGATGCCGGTGTTGGACGGGATGCACGGTTGCTCGTACCAGCTTTCGTGCGTAGTGCGGCGGACCAGCGCCCCGTGCGTCAGCCTGCGGTTGATCACGACGTAGGCAAAGACCTTGCCGTTCGCCCGTTTCACTGCCGGCGCATTGCTGAAGAACAAATGCGGGTAGGGCCAGTTCTTCCGGCAGGTAAAGTCGGTCCTGATGCCCTTCACCTCGAAGCGGGTCCGCTTGCCCGGAGTGAGGATGAACAGATCGCCGCTGTCGACAAAGTTGACATTGGATGCCGCGTTCGGCGACCTGATCACGGGTGCGATCTCGATGCGAAAGTCCCGCCTGTGCAGGTGCAGCCCGAAGGCAAACACCGCGGCAGACGATCCGGTCAGGCGCCCGAGAAAGCCCTGATGTTGCTCGTCGTTCCAGAGGGGCCCGGGCATTATTCTGTGACCTGCCTCAGTCCGTTCTGCTTCCGCAGCTTCTTGATGTCCTTGTGCGCTCGCAACACGCGGATGTCGGCAACCGGCTTGCGGTGCTTGCGGGCAATGTACTTTGACGACAGGTTGGTGAACGCCAGATCATAGAGAAGCTGGCCTATCGGGGTTTTGCCGTACGTCACGGTCATTGCGTCGCCTGCTCAAGTTCCTCGCGCCGGGTCTTCTCGACGTCGGTCACGCGGTCGAACACCTGCGATGCCATCTTTGCCAGATCGACCAGTGGCTTCTCATTGGCCTTGGCCCATGCGTCGACCTCCGCAACGCTCTCGCACAGCTTGATCTGCTCGACGTAACTGCGTCCCCACTCGACGGCCTTGATCCCGGCGGGCCGGGGGATTTCGTGCGGGGCTCTCTTCTCGACCGGTCCAGCCCGCGGCCCGATCATCTGGTCTTTCGCTGCCGGTTTGATCGGCTCGCGGCGCCCGCCCCGGTCATTGTCGCCGCGGTCGGCGTCGTCCTCGTCGGTGGTCGGTATCTGGAACAGCGACAGCAGGAAGTATTTGCGCGCCGACGTGTGGCACTTGTTCAACCCCTTGTCGTCGAACGTCCCCTTGCTCGTGCGCGTGTTCGACACGCCGGTCTGCCGCTGCGGGAACGGCCACACCTCGCCCGACTTGTGCATGATGGTGAAGTCGTACGTCGCGAAGATGGCGTTGCCGTTGTCCATGAAGCCGCGCTCGACCTCGGTCTGCATGATGACCACCCCGTTCTTCGCCATCATCGGGGTGAGCCCATTGAGAATGTCCTGCATCCGCGCGTAGCTGTAATTGTGAAAGGCGTTCTTGCCCTCCTTCTTGATCGGATTCTCCGCAACCTCCTCGGTGATCTTGGCGATGGCCTCGGCCAGCTTGCCGAACGGCGTGATCGGCATGGCCTGAAACGGCTTGGCCTCCGGCAGCGTCGCGGGCGCGGCAGCAATCTGCTGCGGGGTCAACGCTGGCAGGTTCGGATCGGGCCGGGACGGCGCAATCTCGCCGGTCTCCGCGTCAACTTGTTCCTTCATCTTGCCCATCGTCATTCTCCGGTTTGATTGTGAGTGATCCGTTCTTCGCCCGCTTCACGCGGATGCCGTGGCCGAACGCCTCCTTGGCATCGACGGGAACCGCGGCCTTGATTTCCTTGGCGGCAAATTCATAGGCCTTGTGCGCTTCGAGGTTTTCCGTCCAGCGCGACGCGGCGGTGGCCCACAGGTTGTTGCCGCTCATGTTGACGATGCCGACGTACTCGGGCTTCGGGGGCTTGATGTACGGGTTGGGCACTGGCTCGCGCAGGTCGAATACGCACTTCATGAAGAGCGCCGCCTGCTCGACAAGCTCGGCCATGTAAAGCTCATTGCGTTTGATAAAGACCGGCGCCGGTTGCTTGGCGCCCGCGATCACGGAGAACATGATCTCTTCGGTGCCGGTGCAGTACATGGTCCAGTGCATCTGGGGCATGTACCGCTCCTCGATCACCGCGCGCCCCTCGAAGCCGCCGACGTGTTTGGCCTCGACCGCGCAGCCCAGCTTCTTCGCCCAGCCATCGAGCGTGACCAGTGCCCACGGGACGTCCTCGTGTTGGTAGCTCTTGCCGCGCTCGCTGATCTCGCCAACGCTGCGCGCCAGCCAATCGAGATGCAGCGGCTCGGTGCAGGAGCCCAGCAGGACATGCCACTGGTTGGCGAGGCGCTGGTTTTCCTCTTCGGCCTTGGCCAGACCCTCGGGATCGCCCGTCAGTTCCAGCCACAGGTCGTACATCTGCTGCGCATCGCCACTCATGATGGCGGCGACGCGGCTACCGGTCAGCTTGCCCCTGCGGGCGATCTTCTGTCTCTCCGTCAAGGCCATGCTTCACCTCTGTATACCTTGACGAAAACTGCCCTTTCGTATAGAACTTGTCAAGACTAGACTTGACAGCGCACACAGGACAGTTGCCATGCCGCGCAGCAAAGAGGCCAAGGCGAAGCGAGCCAAGGGCTTGACCGAACTCCGCAAGCGCAAGGGGTTGCAGGCGGCCTTGGCCAAGCATCTCGGTGTATCGCGGCAGGCCATCTCGGATTGGCCCGCGGTCCCCATCGACCGGCTCAAGGACGTGGAAGCGTTTACGGGGATACCGCGCGAAAAGCTGCGGCCTGACATCTTCCAGCGGTGAGAGCCAAGCCGACATGCCCGCACTGCGGCCAGCGCATGCCGGTCAGACGCTACGGCGTGATCATGTCGCCGCTCAAGGCCAGCATCCTTGACCTGATTCGCAAGGGCGTCTCCAACGAGGCGATCCACCAGCGTACCGGCCTGTCTCGCGCGACCATCAAGGCGCACGTCTGGCAGATCAACGAGATGCTGGCTGGAACGCGATGGGGCAGCACCGACCAAAGTGCTGCCCCGAAACGGAGAAAAACCACCCCCTCTCAGGGGAGGCAAGCGCACCGTAGTCACCCCGGGCAGGGTGTCAAGTTAGTTCGGAACCCCCCCTTGTAACGAACCGCAGAGTCGGGGGTGGCCCGCTGTTTGTTTCACGTGAAACAGAATGGTGTTGTGGTGGCGTCGTTTCTTCATGTTGTTTGCTCAAGGGCCATATTGGTAATTCAGTCAGAACCCAAAAGCCTGCCGCGCTGTAGCTTCACGACGCCACGCTCGACCAGCCTCTTGACCGCCGGACGATTCATTCGGTCGCGGACTTCTTCACCTTTGTCCAGAAGCCCCGCAGCAAGCAGATTGTTGATTTCCGCTTGATCCCGTTTTGAAACCTTCGCGGTCAAGTCGATTGATATGGTCGATCTCACTTCAAATCCTCCTGTGCGTCATTTCGCGGCGGTTTCGGTAGGACCATTAGCGACGTTTCTTTTGTTTCGACCCCGTACTGACGAGAACAACTTCATGGGCTACGGGCTTTCGGCGTTTGTCTTGGGGTTGAATATAAATCATATCGCCCTTTTTCCACCCCACAGACATTGGTGTAAAACCAAAGCTGCGTTTAGTCTTTTTCTTCTTGCGCCCTTTCATTTGAAATTCTCCTTAGTGTTGTTCAATCCGAAAGTTGATTGAACCACTTTCGGTAAATTCAATTTCGCCTTGGGTTTCGGCTGCGCCGCGCAGTTGATCGGCAGTTAACTCAACCCCGCATCCATTGTGAAAACGCAATAGCAATGCCTTAGCTATTACGTCCCACATTTCTCTGGCGTCAGTTGGAAAGTCTCGGTGAAACATGCTATTCCTCATTTAGCGGCGGTATTGGCCTCGTCCCATTTTTTAACAAACTCTACTGCAATGGCATGAAGTGCCCGACTTTCTTCCCTATGCGCGGGCGACATAGTCGTATAGCCAACTCGGGAGGTCGCGCCCCGGCGATCCGTTGATCGCGAAAGATTGGCACCGGAAGCCCTTGTCGTCTCCATTCTAGCCAACTGCGCGCAGCGGAAGTTTTCGGTCGTTTCGTTTTTCCCATTGCTCACGGAGCTTGTCGGATTCCTCGCCAACTCCGTGATTGAGCAACCAGCTATTCCGACCATCGTGGTTTGCCGGTAGCTGCTCGATTAGTAGCTGTGCCCATTTGATCGGGTCCTGTGCGGCGGTATGCGTGTCAGTCGCTTTTTCAGGGTAACGCGCTCGATATAGCGTGACGACGCGAGCGGCCCAATCAAGCAATTTGGCCGTTGCTTCATTGGTCTGCGTTGGACCGTCAGCATTCGCGATAGCGTCCATCTTGCGGATCAGCGCGGCGTGGTCAGTAAGTGTTTGCACCAAATCCCGAGGTGCATTGTCGTCCAGCCGCCTGAGATAATCTTCGTCGTGTTTCATGCTGTCGTTCCTTTAGCGGCGGCAATGGAGAGTGTGGAGGATTGCAGGCTATCCCTCCATTGCCAATGTTGCGCCCGGTTAGCCATGATTCCTCCGACCGACCATTAGGCGGCGGTCATTGCGGCGCCCGCTGGTAGCGGCTGCCGTCGTCACGCGAGCGACCGATGCGGCGCAACAGATACTTGACGCCGCGTTCGGGGATGCGACCGGCCAGCAATTCGTCGAAGGCCAGCGCGATATGCGGCGGCGCCCCGCTGACCTGCCAGCGCCAGATCGAGCGCACGTGGTGGTCGAAGATGCGCGCCGCCTTGTGCGGCTCGGTGTCGAGGTTGAGCGCGGCCAGCGCCATGCGGACCTCGTCGCCGGTCATCGCCGATCCGTGGCGCCGCTTCATATCCATCGGTCTGTCCGGTCGGGGTTCAGCTTGATGCCGGTGCGCTTGCGGTGCTGCTTGCAGGTGGCGCAGCCGCAGGTGTCGATGAAGCAGTCGCGAAAAAGCCTGCCGGTCAGCTTCTCGAAGGCGGTGTGGGTGTCGTGCATGGCGTTGTCGATGGCCTCGGGCGCCCGGCCTGCGGCGTTCTCGCTGGCATGGGCGAGAAAGAGACCGGCGAAGACCAGCGAGTCGAGCGGTATCTTGTCGCCCGGCGCCGCCTCGATGTCGGGCGGATACGTGATGGAGATTGCCAGCGCGAAGAGCGGCGGCTCTGCCGCGCCGCGCAGGACGTGCAACCGCGACGCATTGCCGAAGCCGCAGTGATCGCACATCGACAGAATCTCGCCGACGATCCCGCCGACGCCGTCGAAGATATGGTCGTGCAGGCGGCTGGCCCGTCGCATGCGCTTCTCCACGATCTTCTCGGGGTCCATCCCGAACTTGGCCAGCGTCGCATTGGGGTCGCGCATGGTCTTTCTCCTCGATTGCAGAATTTTCGTGAGCCTGTTGTTAGGCGGTATTCCGGTACGTCACCACGACGCGCGATAGACGACCTCGCGCGACTCCTTGATAGTCTTGACCGTCTCGACGTCGATCTCTGCCACGACCATGCCGCGGCCCAGCGGGGTCACGTTCTTGGCCATGCGCAGGGCCGCCACGCCCTCCAGCCATTTGATGGCCTTGAGGAATATCTCGATGGTTGCCTTGTCTTCGCTGCCGTCGCTGGCGCCGAAGAAAAACCCCTCGGTGTGCGGCAGTTGCCGGTCTTTGATGGCGGCGATGATCTGGATCATGTTCTCGGCGGTGAGGTTGATCTCCTCGCAATTGTCCAGCCCCCCGGAAAATTCTTTCACGATGTAGCCGTGCAGGTCCGGGTGCTTGCGCCAGTAGCCAAGCTCTAGCGTGATCTCGCGGACGCGGTAGCCGTCACGTTGCAGGTTGTTCTCCGGCTTGTCCCAATCCGTCCATAGGAAGGCTTTGCCGTTCAGGTACATATCGAGTCCCATTGGTCTTTCTCCTCTTGGTTGCCGAACATGCAGCCCGGGTGGGGTCCCGGGCTGCATGGGCTGCGACCACTCAGGCAAAGAACGACTCGATCACGTCAGACCGGACGCCCGTTGGGCTCGTGATGGCGGTGATGCCGGAGGCGATTCGTTCAATGAATGAGACGTTGGCGCGCAGCCAATCGAGTGTGACGGTCGGGGCGATGGTCTCGCCCTCTTCGTCGCAACCGAGCACGATGCCGCGCCCGGCCAGCGGCTGGTGGCCGCCCTCGATGAAAAAGAAATACTTTTGCGGCTTGAGCAGGCCTTCTTCGTCGACGAAGACACCGTCGCGCTGGTCGTTGATATAGGCCACTTCCACCAGTTCGCAGCCGATGACTTGGTACATGGTGTCAAGGTTGCCGCGCGAATCGGCGGGCATCTCGATGCGGCTGATCTGCTGCGCCTGCGGGTCGATAAGGAAGCCGTACAGGGCCGGTTTGATAGGTGATTTGGTCATGATCTCTTCTCCGTTGTTTGCACACCGCAAAGTAGCCCACCTCTCCCAAATGTCAAGCCTAATGGCGTTTGTCTACAAATTAGACATTGCCAATTACCTCCGCAGGGTGTCAAGCTCGGCCTTGCTAGACTAGCAACAAGGAGAAACCATGAGAAAAACCAGAGGAATACTGGCAGGGCTCGCCCTGCTGGCGATGGCTGGGGCGGCGCAAACGCCCGCGAAGGCTGCCACCTTCACGCAAAGCGATTTTGCGGGAACTGGCACTTTCGGCACAGCATCGGCATCCTGCTTGGATGCCTCTTGCGATCAGGTTGGCGTCAACGTCAACATGGACCCCAACATCCTGCTCCAGACAGGCTCGCACTTCCTGTTCAACTTGAGCTTGGCTGGAACGGGGTTCATCGACGCAACGTCAATCGACCTCGCACAAGGCACCAACATTCAGGTGCTGACACACACCAGCCCCGCCACTTACTCGAACGGGCCGTTCAAGTTCTTTTCGGACGGCATTTCGGCTGACTGCGGTAACGGTGGATCGTCTGGCGGATGCGGAAGCACACTGTCGTTCACTATCGACAACTTCAGTGGCTTCCTTTTCGCCACCACTCAGTTCAACAACATGAACATCATTGCGGCGGCAGACGCTCTGCTCACCGACTGCACTGGTGGTTGTACTGGTCCTGTTGGGTTGACAGGCGATCTGACACCGACACCGTTCGCGGTGCCGACACCTATTGCCGGTTCTGGTCCGTTGTTCATCAGCGGCCTCGCCGGTCTGTGGGCGCTGATGAGACGCCGGAAAAAGAGACTCAACTAGCGGCTGCCTAAATGCGAGGCTACCCCGGCGTGTCGGTGTTCCGTGTCCGGTACACCCCGCGCCGGGGAAAGCATCGCGGCTGGCAAATCAGATACATTTATTACAAGGCGCGGATCATGATTGATGGCCGCGCCTTTTTTCTTGGGCACTTCGCCACGCCTGAAGCGGCGGCGGACGCCTACCGCAAAGCCAAAAGCAAACGCGCGGCGCGCTGAATCCGGCTGCCCGTCTCGATGATCGCCTGCTGAATCCGGCTGCCCGTCTCAGCCCTTCGCCCGCATGCGCGCGAGCCAGCCGGCGCAGCGCGGGCAGATTGGCACCGGGCCTAGCACCGGGTGCGGCTCGGTCGCGGTGGCCGGGTTCTCGCAGTAGAGAAACCAGCGGCAACGGGTCGTGGTCTCGGTCGCAGTCTCGGTCTTCGTGGTCATGGTCTTTTCTCCGTGTCGTGCGGGAGCGCACGTTGCAGCGGCGGGCAAGGCGCCAGCCGCTGCCGCTTGCGCTGTTAGCTATGGGTGTAGCCGTCGCGCTCGATCCCCAGCCACATCCCTGCCCATTTGAGCATCACACAGGTATCGCCGAAGGCGGGCTGCACCCGGGCGCGAAACTGGCGCCACTGGATGGATGGGACGCGGATCAGGGCCTCGCCCGGGACGGCCAACGCGGATCGGCGCCGCGTTGGCGTCACGTAGCTAGGGAAGTCCCGCTGGAACACCTTGAAGAGCGCGACACGCTGCGCCCGCGTGAGGACGGTCTTGGCGTTGACTTTGGTCATAGGTCTTTTCTCCGTTGTCTGTGTAAAGCCTCGCCTTGACACAATGCCAAGGCGAGGGGTCTTGGTCAAGTCTGCTTCCACTCCCACCGCGGGCGCGGGGCGACGCGGTTGCCGGTCGGGTCCAGCGGTCGCGCTTTGAGGCGCCGCAACGTCTCCTCGTGCTGGCGTCGCCATGCGTCCACCTTGCGTTGCGATTCCCGCCGTTGTTCGGGCGTCGGGATTTTACATTCCACGCTGCACGGTTGCAGCGCTTCACGCATGCGGGCGTCGATGTCGGGGCTGCGCATCTGCTCCACGGTCCAGCCCTTGGCCTGTGGCACGGGCGCCAGCGGCTTGGCTGGCGATGCCAGCCAGCCGATGGCAATGGCGGCCAAGGCGGTCCCGGCAAAGATGCCGCCCGCGATGGCCAATCGGGTATGCTCGTTCATGAGCGCACCCGCCACAGGGCGACGCCACAGAAAACGAGCGCCGCGGTGACCAGCCAGCCGGGCAGGGCGGGGCCCTCGCCAAGCCATGCGAAGAATTGCGGCGCCAGCACAAACAAGAAAAGCAAAGCGCTGCCGCCGGTCAAAAATTCGTCTTTGGTCATGAGCGTAACCCCGCCTTGGCAACGGTGAAGGCGTCGCGCTCGTCGACACACACCCATGCGGTGGAGCCGTCGGGCAGTCCACCGCCCACCCAATGGCCGGGCCAATCCAGCCGCAGCGCCAGTTCCTGCGCGGCGGCCTTGTGGTTGGCCTCGGAATTGAGGCGCGAGTCCCAACCGACGGTCAGGCTTCCAGCCTGCGCCGTCGCCTTGACGCGGGAGCCGCGCACGTTGCCGGGGCCGATGTACTTTGTCCGTATCGCTTGCATGTGGTCGTTCTCCGTTTTCGTGCAGGAGCGCACGTCACTGGCGCCCACATGGGGCGCCAGTTCCTTGCGCTTTCAAGCCGCGGCGGTGGTCGCGGCGTCTAGCTGGTGGATGACCTGCTCCACGCGGGCGCGGGCGCCCGCCTCGTTGGAGACCTCATGCGAAAGGAAGATTTCGCCCGCCTCGGTGTCGCAATTTTTCACTGAGATGCCCACGCAATCGGAGCGGCGCGGGGCATGCGCCGCAATCCACTGATGCCCGATAGCGCGGAAAAAGCCCGGCAGCATGACGGAGGATGCCGTGGACAGGTCCAGCGGCATGTCGTGGTTCTTGACCGTGATGCGACAGGACACCTTGTCGGCGCCCATACCCTTACCGCCAAATCCGACAATCAAGCGGACCATGTAGCCCGCCGCTTCGAGCTTGTCGCACAACGCCACGGCGGCGGCGCCGCGCCAGAACAGGACGTCGGGCGATTGGCTTCCGGCGGTGATCATGTTGGCCACAAGATCGACGCGCTGCGGGCCAAAGCCGGTTTGCCGGGTGGCGCGGGTCCACGCGGTGGCAAAGCGTCCGGCATAGACGTCGCCAATATTGAGATGGTCGCCCATGTCGGCGAGGGTCAACCGGCGCCGCATATCGCGCGGCGCCAGTTCAATGGTCTCCAGCTTCGACAGGAAGCCGTCCACGCGGGTGCGGCCTTCCTGCCAGCCGTCATTGACCAGTGTCTGCACCGCCAGCCCGTTGCGGCATCCGGCGCCAAAGAAAGACGCGCCGAATTGCTGGCCCTTGTCCTCGCGAAAGACCGCGACAATGTCGGCATTGCTGGCGTTGACCAGCACGGTATTGGCGGCGTCGATAAAGTCCGCCACGGTCTCGTAGGACGCGCGGTCAACCTTCTGCGGGGTGATGCTCATGACCGGCCTACTTTCGCCTTTTCGTCGCGGCTCCAGCCTTCGGTCAAGGTGGTCATGGTGGTCTGCCAGTTGTCGCCCGCGGCCTTCATGATCCCGGCCTTCTGGAAAGACCGGGTTGAAATGGTGCGGCGCAATTGGGCGGCGCGCACCTTGTCGCGCAACGTCCAAAGTTCGCCCATCTCGGCGGCGGACAGCCCGGCGGCCTTGCCAATGTCGGCCTCTAGGTCGCGGTCATAGTCGACGGTGACGATAATCCAGCGGTCCATTGTGGCGCCGTCCAGCGCCGCGCGTCCGGCGTACATGGGGTTTGCCCCGGTGCCGAAGGTGTTGGCGGTGGCCATCAGGCGCACGTCCTTGCCGCGCTTGGTCGACGGCATGTTGCGGCGGTGGGCAATGTGAATATGCCCGTTCGACGTGGCGCCGTTGACGACCAGCAGCATGTTGGGGTCGAAGGCGTCCATCTCGTCAAAGCAGAAGAGCGAAGAGCCTTTTTCGTAAAGCTCCACAAAGCGCGCCGGGACGTATTCAAACTTGCCGCCGTCGGAGGGGAGCAGCCAGCCGGTCAGGGCCGATTCCGAGGCGCCCGCGGTGCCGTGGATCGCGCCGTAGTCCGCTTTGAGCGCACGGGCCATCTGCTCGCACAGGTGCGACTTGCCGCAGCCGGCAGGGCCGACCAGCATGACGTTGGCGCCGTTTCCGACCAGCTTTAAGACGCGGTCGAAAACGGGGTGGACTCGTTCGTCGATGACCACGCCCGCGGCGCCGTTGACGATGACTTGCACGGGGCGGGGTTTGAGGCCTTTGACCTCGTCGTGCACAATTTGCCGCACGGCGGCAAAGTCCAACGCCGGGGCCTGCTGCTGCGCGAACAGTTGCGCCAGCATTTCGGCAATGCGGCCAACGTCCGGCGTTCCTGCCGGCGGGGTGGCGCCGTTGGTCTTGACCTGTGCACCGATGGCCGGGGCCTTGGTCTCTTCGGCAGGCACCAGCAGGAAAGGGGCGTTGTCGTCCGTCCCGGCAATGGCCTGTGGCAGGTTCATGGCTGGCTGCGCTTCCGGCGTCTGCGCCCGCAGGGCGGCAATCGCCTTGCCGGTGACGTCGTTATAGGCGCCCGACAATTCGCGGAAGGTCATGCGGTTGACGTGGAAGGCCTTGAAGCCTTGCGCGGTGAGCCACTTGCGCACGTCCCAGCGGTTTTCCTTGGTGGTCACAAAGGAACCGCGCGGGCCCAAGATGGCCTCAAGCTCGGCGGTGGTTTTGGTCGCAACTTTCATTGGTCTTTCTCCGTAAAGGTGTGCAGCACAACGCCGCAAACGCAGGGCGTTGGTAATGGTCTCTTGAGCACCTGTCAAGCCTACTGTCACCGCACTCCACAGCCACTAGATACGGTGGAGTGTGCACGGGGCGGCCTACCAGCCCTTGGGGGTATGCTTGCCCCATGATCATACCGGCGGTGGCTGAAAGACACATGAAAAGACTGTGTCTCCAATGGGTTACCGGGCATCGGGCCGAACGGACTATGGTCCTGTTTTCTGTCAAGCCCCCGTCACAATCGCATAACCGTATGATAAGGCAGGAGAAAAGACCGATTGTATGTGCACAAACAAAACGAATCAGCGTACGTTCTTAGCTCCTCCTCGGTACAGGAACGGGCGCCGCGGCTCTGGAGCCCGGCAGTTCACAACGGCGGCCCCGCACGGTAAAAGCCCCGATGCCCGACGATCCCTTCCCGGTCGACGTCTCCGCCGCACAGGCCAATTTCGTCGCCCTCAAGCGCAAGGCCAACAAGCGCAAGGCCGATCGCGACAGGCTGCGCCGCAAAAGACCAGCAAAGCCACGCCCATCGGCGCCACTGGTACGGGTGGCAAGGGCCTACGCGCCGGAAGAGCGCAGCGAATGGTGCAAGCGCCTCTGCGAGGCCATAGAGGACGGCGGCAGTGTCAACGGGTTCAGCCGTGCCTATCCACAGGGCCCGAACAAGACGCAGTGGTACGAATGGCTGCGCACGGATGCGATCTTCGCAGAGATGTACACTCAAGCGCGTGAAGTCAGCGCAGACACGCTTGCTGATGACGTGGTCTCCATTGCCGACGAGGTGAAAGACGCGGGTCACATGGACAGCGCTCGTGTCAACGCAGCGCGACTCAGAGTGGACGCGCGCAAGTGGGTCGCAAGCAAGCTCAAGCCGAAAGTGTACGCAGACCGATTAGAGACCGTGGCAAGCGGTGCCTTGACCGTGAAACACGAGATAACCGACGATGACCGGGCCAAGGTGCTGGCCACATTGCTGGCACGGCAAGCCATCGCAGCAACGCCGAATATGCTTGCGGCGCAGCGGTTAATTGAAGCCTCGGCGAAGGATGTGACGCCCAAGCAGGAGACGACGGCAAGGCACAGCATGACAGCGACCAGTAAAGACCAGCCTTGACACAGAGACCAAGCCTGCCACCACCACATGCAGTGGCTCATGGGTCCCCTTTGCTACAAGAGGTGGGGAGGGGGGTTTGCCGGACGGACGCCGGAGGGGGCTGCCACCCTCACTGTGATCACCCCTTGTACACACGATCTTCTTCGCACTCGGTCTCGCCATTAAAAAAAATCTCTGGCGCCGTATCGCATCAAGCTCTGGCTTGACTTGTGTCAAGCGCTGGGATTTGATCTTTGCTCAGCATGGGAGGAGCGTCCAGATGAACGCGGCGATGTTTGAATTTTTGCAGCCGAGTGCCGAGCAGATTGACGACATGGCGGTGTGTCGCAAGGCGGCGGCGGAGTACGCGCAGGCTCTGGAGATGCTGGTGCCGGAGGGTCCCGACAAGACGTACCTGTTGCGCAAATTGCGCGAGGTGTCGATGTGGGTCAACGTCGCCATCACCCGGCAGGCGGATGGCACCCCGCGCGAGACGGCGACGGCGGCTGATCCGGAAACGCCTGCTGACAGTTTCGAGCGGCAGTCGGGTGAGGCGGCCCCGCCGGCTGCATCGAGGATCGAGTGATGGCGGAGAGATTTGGCGACCAGCCGATGGAACCCGCGGTGCGCGAGGTGGCCAACCGGCTGGGCCGCTCCATCGGCGGTGCGCTCAGGGAGGCCACGCATGGCGAGTGGGGTTTTTGCCTGATGATTTTCCCGTTCGAGGGCTTTGACGGGCGCGCCAACTACATTTCCAATGCCCGGCGCGAGGATGTGCTTGTCCTGCTCAAGGAGCAGGTGCGCCGTTTCGAGGGCGCCCCCGACGTGACGGGCACAGCATGACGGCGTCACGCTCGCGCGACGTCGCCCCCTCCCCCACCGCGCAGGCGGAGATCGCCCGCCTCACCGCCCGGCTGGCCAATGAGGTGCGGCTGCACAAGGCGGCGCTTGTTGCGTTGCGGCAATGGCAGGATTTGGCCGGGCAGGGCATCCAGACCGAGATCACGCTACGCACCGAGATCGCCCGTTTGCAGGCCAAAATTCAAACATCGGTGGGGCGCGGTTGATGGTTGACGTCAGCAATATCGAGGGCAAGCTGCGCTGCCTCAGGCGCGAACTTAAAATGCGCGAGAAGGCTTACCCGCGCTGGGTGGCCGAGGGCCGCATGCAGGCGGCGCAGGCCGGCTACGAACTCGACACCATGCGGCAGGTGGTCGAGGACTACGCCAAACTGGCGGAAGAGAAAGAGCCCAAGCTTAAATTGTGCTAGTCGTGCTTCTTCGGCAACAAGAGGAGACGGACCAATGGCGCAGGCAGAGCGAGAGCAACGGCAGGCGGAGCGACAGGACGAGCGGGCCACGCGCGGGCGCGGCAGCAAGGAGGCCGAGGTCTCCCCGCTGGGCGCCCCCGGGTCGCCCTCCGGCCCCAATGAAGTCGACGATGGCGACGGCGGCGCCCGCATCCCGCCGGAGCGGCCCATTCCCCCGGGCGAGGACCAGCCCGGTCTTCTCGGCGGCGGCGGCATCGAGGGAAGCGGCAATGTCGAGCCCGCGGGCTACGTGCCGGAGGCGGAGACCTACCCGCCGCTGCGCGACGAGCGCGAGGATGCCCCGGCGCGTATGGATAAACGCGCCGAACGCGACAAGGCAGCCGACGAGGACCGCGCCGAGCGGCTTGACGCCGCGGCGGCGGGCCCGCGCACCAAGGACCGCATCGGCGATGCGCTGGAGCAGAAAAAGACCCTGATCGCCGCCTCGGAAAAGGCCAGCCAAGAGCGCGACGAGCGCATCGAGGCCGACCGCGAGCGCATCCGCGAGGGGGGTGGCGCGCAGCGCAAATAAGTTTCTAACGGGACGACGGCACCCAACAACCGATCCGGCCCGTGGAAGGCCACCGTCCGCTGGAGCGTCACCCCCCGGCGGACGGTGGTGATTACATCAGGACGCAAGTCCGTCTTGGTGTCATTTGATCTAGGTCAAAGACCATGCCTTACGGCGTCGCCCCCTCGGTCGAGGTTCGCCCCGGCTCGTCGTGCCTGTATTGCGGGCTGGTGCTGACCGGTGCAGCCGGTGTCGTTGACCACAAGGAGGCGGGTGTCCCTAGCCTCCCGTCACCCGGCGACTTCACCGTCTGCATTGGCTGCGGCCACGTCATGGCGTTTGACGAACGCCTCAACTTGCGCGAACTCAGTGACGGCGAGGCGCGGTCAATGGATGCCGACGACCGCATCATGCTGCTCAAGGCCGCGCAGAAGCGGCTCGAACGCAACCAGAAAAGACTGTTGAGAAAAGACAACCCTTAAAGGAGATCACGCATGAAGCCGTTTCTCGCGATCATTTCCCCGGTGAGCGTCGGCGGTGGCGAACACCCCGATCAGGGCCTGCCGGGCCCGCAGCCGCATCCCGACCACGAACTGCCCGGACAGCTTCCCCACCCCGAACATCCCATCTATTACCCGCTGCCGCCCGGCGCCCCGGTCGATCCCGACTACGGCGTCCCGGAAAACGGCCCGCATCCCGACCAAGGCCTGCCCGGCGATCAGCCTTATCCCGATCAGGGCCTCCCCGGCGCACAACCCCACCCCGATCACGGTCTCCCCGGAGACCAGCCGCACCCCGAGCATCCCATCGTGCTGCCGCCCGATAGCGGCGGCTGGCTGCCGGTCTACATCTGGGGACCGAACGACCCGCGCCCGACCCCGCCGATTGCCATCCCGCCACCCGACACCCCGCCGGAAGACCTCGGCCCGATTGATTGGAAGCCGATGTGGTCGGCGGAGAACGGCTGGCAGGTGATCGGCGTCATCGAGCCGCCCGACATGGCCAACGTCCCCACCCCGTCACGCGGCGCCGGAGCCGGTCAGTCGCGCGGCCAGCCGCCACGCCCGCAGACGCAGGCAACGCAGCGTCCCGCGCCAACCCCGCAACAAGCCCCGCGCCGCGGCGCCACCCCCGCCGCGAAGAAGCCGTGGCCGAAACGCTCCCGCTAAGCGCCTGACGGCAAACGAGAAAAGGCCGCATCGCGAGGTGCGGCCTTATGCGTTTGACACACCCGTCAGCAAAGCGGCTGATTCAGTGCCGTTCCGTCGTGGCGAGGGAGCCTTTTGATTGGCTCCTCGCACGACGTCATGCAGTCGGGAGTCCTCTTTGCGGGGCAACCGTCAGGGGGGGTACCGCGCGAGTCGCACGAGTCGGTATGGCGTGTCAAGAGAACACATGACGAACATCCCCGCTATCCCCGCTGTTCACACCACCATCAAGTCAAAACTTGACCAGCCCCTCGACTCCGGCGACAAACCGTGAAGCAAAGGGAGAAGGACCACCATGAAGACCGAACGACTTGAGGACACCGCGGCCAAGGGCGTCGCGGCGATCAACAGCATCGTGCAGGAGCGCGACCGCCTGCTCACCGACAACGAGCGCATGCGCGTCGACATTGCGCTGCTCAAGCAGCGCAGCGAGCAACTCGAGTCGCGGCTGGAAACCGCGGCCACCGAGCGCGACCACTACATGCGCTTTTCCACCGAACTGGTGACCAAGATCAACGCCATGCAGATGGTGTTCGAGGACGCCATCCGCGGCGCCAAACACGCCGCCTTCAAGCCGGCGCTGGTGCCCAAGCCGCAGCCGCAGCCCGTCGGGCGCGTCGACACCGACAATATCGAGAACCTGATCAAGCGCTTGCCGATCAATGGCGGCAGCGATGCAAATCCCGTACGCTAATGCGCGCTCCGGGCAGAACGCGCGCGCCGAAATCCAGCGGATGCTCGCCGCCTTCGGCTGCGAGAGCGTCGGCTTCATGGACAATTACGAAGACCGGTCAGTGCTGCTGGCGTTTCGCCACCGCGGGCGCCCGGTGCAGTTGCGCGCCTCGGCGGCGGGCTGGGCCTCGCTCTGGCTCAAGCAGAACCCGTGGAGCCGCCGCCGCGGCAAGCCGCAGAAGGACTACGAGCGTATGGCGCTGGAGCAGGGACTGCTGGCGGTCAACTCGATCCTGCGCGATTGGGTCAAGGGGCAGATCACCGCGGTCGAGTGCGGGGTGATGTCCTTTGATGCGGCGTTCATGCCGTTTATGGTGACCGACAGCGGCGAGACCGTGATCGAGCGCATCCGCAGCCTGAAGCTGCTGCCGCCGCCAAGCGGAGAGAGCAATGCGGCTGGCTAGTGTGTTGACGCTTGTGTTGACGTTTGCGGTGTTGACCGCCGTTTCCGCCTCGCCCTCCTGCCTGACGAAGAGCGAAGCGCGCCGGCACTGGCCCAATGCTCATTTGTGGTGGCATGGGACCCGGCATTGCTGGGACAACCAGCGCGGACGCAAGCGCTACCGCGATCCGGTCTTTTCCAAGAAGGTCGCGACCGCCACGTTCACCGCGCCTGTCCCGACTGTCCCAAGTGTCCCGGCTGTCCCGCGCCCGATGACGTTTGCCCCGGCGCTCGACGTGCGGCTGCGCTTCCTGCCGTGGGAACAACGCATTGCCGGGAGTTTCTGACGGGTGAGCGGCGGGGTCACCGGAGGCAAGGCCTTCACTGGCAGCCTTAACGGCGTACGCTTCGGCAAGAAGCCTGACCGGTGGCCCCACCCCTCGCCCCGATGCGAGGCCTTGGGATTACGTCAAGGGTGGCCTTGACCGGGCCGGTTTAACGGGCTACCTCAGGCGTCATGATGGGCACTGATTCGCAAGCGGGCAACATCGTCGGGCCGAAGGTGGTGCTGGAAGAGCATCACTTCGACTACTTCGACATGCTGCCGCGCCCGGTGCGCGAGGCGCTGGCCAACGCCGCCTACTCGATGGCGGCGGAGAAGATCGTCGAGTGGATGAAGGAGTGCCGCAAGGGCGGCATGGACGACTACCAGATCGCCGACCTGATCCTGTTCCGCTTCAAGGCGTACCTCGCGCAAAAGACCAAGGACGAGGTCATGCGCCTGTACGGGCCGGAGCATCCGCAGGCCGGGCCACCACAGGGCTACTGAAACATTGGATACTGACATGACCGCTGACCCGGTTGTCACGCTCGATACCACCGCCACGCGCGAAGACGGCATCGGCAGGATGCTGGAAACGCTGCGCGCCAACATGGCCAAGGCGCCGGAGGGCTCGCTGGAGGCGCGCATCGCCGCCATCCTGATGGATGTGCTGCCCGGCTTCTACCGCGCGCTCGACCGCGAACGCATCGGCTTCACCAAGGACCTGCTCGCCGAGCAGGCGCTGGGCATCCCGGCGAGCGAGGGCGCCGCGCTCGACACCATGCTCATGGTGATGGTCATGCCGATGATCAACATGCTGTCGGCCACCGTCATCACGCTGGTGCCGTGCACCCACAAAAGCAATTACTGCAAGCGCTGTCAGGACCTGCGCGGCGCCATCTTTGCCAACATGCTGGAGAACCTGAACCAGAACGTGCGCGAGGCGTTGCTGCGGCACAGCCAGTTCGGGGCAGGCGATGGACACGCGCTCCACTCATGAGCGGGCCGCACGTTCGGCGTTCTTCCGTTTGCTCATGCGGCTCGATCTGCCGTACACAATTTACGAAGGCGAAGTGGTTGTCGTGGAGCGTCCAACCGGACCCGAACTCGTGGTCGATTTACGCACAGGGAGAATTGAAAATGCCGAAAGCTAGGAAGACCAAGGGCAAGGCAAAGAAGAAGGTCAACGTGACGCGCAAGCTGCGCAAGCGGCTCAAGCGCGCGCACAAGGCGCAGGCCGCGCACAGGGCCAAGGGCATGGACGAGAAGCAGCGCGAACTCATCCTCGCCGTGGTCAACCGGCTGGGCGCAAGCTGCGCCATCTTCGAGGACAATCCCGATACGCTGATCGTGACGCAGTTCAACCACCCGCCCTTCATCATTGACTACGTCGGCGTCAGGGTTCTTGAAGTCGGCCCGTCGGAAGTGAAGGTCGGCGCCGCATGATGGCGCCGCGCTCCGCGGGGCAAATGCAGATCGGCAGCGTGATCTACCGCGAGGGCGTCTTCTCCGTGGAGATGCTGTTCACCGCGGTGTCCTCGTTTCCCGGCGAGGACGAAATCAAGTCGGCAGCGCGGGTGGCGGCGCAGCAGTTTCTCCAGCTTCTGCACGGCAACGGCTACGCCACCCATTCCGAGCCGCAGGTCGAGATCATTCCCAAGTCGAGCCGCTCCGTGCTGTTCTACATGGCGGCCAAGGCCTCGAAGCGAAAGCCGGTGCCCATCGTGCTGGTCGATCCCGACCGCCAACGCATGGTGGCGGCGGCCTCCGAGCGCAAAGGTAAAAAGTCAAACGGGAACGCCGACGATGCTGGCGGAGATTAGGTGGACGTCCCGGCGCGATCTCTGCTTCACGGCAGCCAACGCAAGACCCATCGACAAGGAAGAAATCCTCGCCTCGGGGCCGCGCTCGATGACCGAGTGCGGCTACCTGACGTGGGAGGCGATGCAGCAATGGGGCGGCGTCGGCTGGACCGTCTGGCTCGACGGCAATCCCGAGTTCTCGTTCGGCTTCACCCCGCAAAACCCGTTCATGCCGCACCTTCTGTCGGCGTGGGCGTGGGGATCGGAGAAGAGCCCGCTGTGCATGGTGGAGATCAACCGCTGGGGCAAGCCGCATCTGGTGCGCGACTTCCTCGACCCGATGGGCTGCACCCGCATCGAGGCACGGTCTTTATACGAGAATACCGACGCGCAGCGCTGGCTCACGTGGGTGGGTTTCAAGAAGGAGTGCGACCTGCCAGAGTGGGGCAAAGACAACAAGCGATTCGTGCAGTATAGATGGCTGCGCTCCGAGTATGTTCTCGGCCAGCACGGCAACGTACTTCACAAGAGGAGTTACCGTCATGTGCATGGGGGGCTCCCCGCCGCCGCAGCAACAATCCTACAGCCCGCCACCGGGTCCGACGGCAGCGGAAATCGCGGCGGCACAGGCCGCGGCAGCGACGACCGCGGCACAGGAGCGGATGCGAAACGCTAATCTCGCCGGTCAGACCGGCAGCAATGTTCTCACCGGAGGTCTCGGCGCGTCAGCCCCGGCGGCGCAACGGGCAAGCACGGTGCTCGGCGGCACGGCATAAGGAGGCGATCATGTGCATGGGAGGCGGTCCAAGCTATCCCGCTCCACCACCCCCGCCAGCAGCACCATCGGCGGATGCCGCCGAAGCGCTGACGCGGGCGCAGCAAGAGCGCGCCAAGTCCATCGCCGCGGCAGGACTCGGCTCGACGATTCTCACGGGCGGTCTCGGTTCGTCCGACTACGACACCACCGGCAAACGCGGGACAGCCGTGCTGGGCCGATCCAACGTCACCTGAAGGACGACAAGGATGTGCATGGGCGGGATGGCGATGCCGCAGATGGGTGCCGGTTCACAGAGCGGCCTCGGCTGGGGCGGTCCTTCTTATGTGTCCTCGCCCGATCCCGCTTCGCAACCCGTGCCGCTGCCGCCCGAGCGTCCGGCTGACGCGAGCAAGGTTGCCGACGACTACGGCGTTCACACCTAGGAGGTTGCCATGTGTTTCGGAGGGGGCGGCTCAAGCTCGCCGCAATACATCCCGACACCACCGCCGCCGACCAACACTCCGGCGCCGCCGGGGTCCGACAGCTTTCAGCGCTTTCAGGAAATCCGCGCCGGGCTGCTGACCGGGCAGACGCAGTTGATCCAGAACCCGTCGGCCAGCGACGACTCGCTGGGCACCACCAAGGGGACGAAAGTGGCGGTGACCTGATGGGCCCGCGGGCGGTGCTGAGACGCGAGCCGTGGTTCCGACCGGCCAACTGGTTCTGGCAGTGGTTCCTTGCGCGCTATGACCTGTGGGCGATCCCGATGCCGTGGCGCGTGGTGCATATGCGGCGCGACAAGTTTCGTGCCGGTCCGGCGCTGGACGTGATCTGCCAGCACGAGCGCGTCCACTACGAGCAGATGGAGCGCGAGGGCACCATCCTGTGGCACCTCAAATACTTTGTCTTTCTGGCCAAGTACGGCTACCGCGACAATCCCTATGAGATCGAGGCGTACCGCCGCTTCGGACACCAGCACATGCTGAAGGTGGCGTGATGGGCATTGCCGAGGACATCATCGACCGCGCGCAGGAGATGGCGTCGAACCGCATCAATTGGGTCAATGTCTGGATGGACATTGCGCGGCTGGTGATCCCGACCGAATCGGCGGAGACCGCGTTCAACTACATGATGCTGGGTGGCGGCGTCACCTCCGGTCCCGGCGCTGGCGCCACCACCTTCACCCGCTCCGGCTTCCAGTGGGGACCCAACTCGACCAGCCGCGTCAAGTCGATCTACGACAACACCGGCATGATGGCCTGTGACCGGCTGGCCTCCGGCATGGAGAGCCTCGTCACCCCGCAGAGCGAGAAGTGGCACGGTCTCACGGTCGCCGACCTGCTGCACGACAAATGCACCGACGAAGAGAACATCTATCTGGAGCGCTTACGTAATTTCCAGTTTGTCCTGCGCTATGATCCTCGCGCCGGTTTCATCCCCTCCCACCAGAAGGCCATGCGTTCCTGCGTCGCCTTCGGAACCGGCGTTCTTTTTGTCGAACAGGACGACCTGCGCCCGCGCCCGGGCGACACCCCGATTCCGTACCGCTACCAGTATTGCCCGCTGACCGAGAACCTGCTGGCGACCAATGACTACGGCAATGTCGACACCAACTACCGCATCCGCCGCTTCACGGTGAAGCAGCTTGTGCAGAAGTTTGAGGGCAAGAACGTCTCGGCGCAGGTCAAGACGCTGTGGGAGAACGGCGAGTACGAGACCATCGTGCCGGTCGTGCATGCCGTCTGCCCGCGGCTGGAGATGGGGTCGTCCAACCTCGACGGGACGCTGCGCGGTTCCGCCATCGCCAGCTACTACTGCGAGGTTGACACCAAGCACATGCTGGGCGACGGCGGCTTCCACGAGTTTCCCTTCTCGGTCTACCACTGGCTGCAACAGGACAACGGGCCGTACGCGGAAAGCCCGGTGATGCTGGCGCTGTCCGAGATCAAGTCGCTGCAACTGATGGGCAAATCCGAACTGCGAGCCTTCGGCCAGTGGACCGATCCGCCGCTCGGCATGCCCAACGACGGCGTGATGAACCGGCCCAATTTGAACCCGCGCGCCATCAATCCCGGCGCCGTCGGCCCGGACGGCTCGCTGCGCGTCAAGCCGCTGCTGACCGCGCAGAACCCCGACTTTGCCGAGAAGGTGATGGAGACCCGGCGGGCGCAGGTGAAGGAGACGCTTTACATCAACCTGTTCCAGACGCTGATCAAAAACCCGGAGATGACCGCCACCGAGGCGATGATCCGCTCCAACGAAAAGGGCGAACTCTTGGGTCCGGCGGGCGGCAAGATACAGGCGGCGCTCTCCACCATGATCGACCGCGAGCTTGGCATCCTCACACGGCGCGGCATCTTCCGCCCAACCTCGCCGCTGACCCCGCCGCCGTCGCTGCAAAACAAGTCGATCACCGTGAAGATGACCTCGCCGCTCGACCGCATGCGGCGGGCCAACGAGGGCGTCGGCACGACCCAGCTTCTCAACGTGGCGCTGCCGATGGTCAAGGTGAAGCCGGACATCCTCGATAACTTTGATCTGGACAAGACCGTCCGTCTTTTAAGGGAAATCTTCGGGGCGCCCGCCGAGGTGATTGTCACCGAGACCATCATGGCGCAGAAGAGACAGGCGTCGATGCAGCAGCAGCAGCAGATGCAGGCGCTGGCGGCTGGCAAGGCGGGTGGCGAGATCGCCAAGGACGCCTCCATCGCCGGGCGCAATGTCGGCGAAACCGCGCAGCAAGCTCCGGCGATTGCCGACGCCATGAGCGGGTTGCTCGACCGGATGAAGGGTGGCGTGTCGCAATCTCCGACGGCAACGGACTCAGCGGTGTCGTCAACCAATGCCCTTCTTTCGCAGTTTGGTAAGGCTCCTATCCCCCCATCGTCCGGCTTCCCGTCTGGAGGCTGAAGCGCGCATCGCGCTCGCCTACCAGCGGGTCTTTACCGGAGCGCCGAGCGCCGAAGACCAAGGCATCGTGCTGGTCGACTTCGCCAACTTCACCGGGTTTTATCGCGTCACCCCGCCCGAGGGCGGCGAGCGCGACACCATCGTCTTCAACGAGGGCATGCGTACCGCGTACGGGCGCATCTTCCAGTACCTGCGAATGTCTGATGCCGAAGTGCTCTCGCTGGAGGTTGCCGCGCGACAGACAGCGGCGCAGGTCACTGGTCTTGCGTCCGATCAACCGGAGGAATAAAGATGCCAGAAGCAGCAGCCGGGTCCGCACAAAATGGCGGGCAACCCGGATCGCCGCCTTCGGGGACGCCCGCCTCGCCGGTCGTCTCTGATTCGTCGTGGCTGTCCGGTCTGCAAGATGCAGGCAACCGCGATCTCGCCAAGACAAAGGGATGGGACAAATCCAACACCCCCGATGTGGTGATCCACTCATATCGGGAGTTGGAAAGTCGTCTCGGTAAAGCCGTCGTTCTTCCCGAGGCCAATGCGCCGAAGGAAGACTTCGACAAGCTCTACACCGCCTTGGGAAAGCCGAAGACGCCCGGGGACTACACGTTCAAGCTCCCCGCCGACGTCGCCAGCGACTTCCCGTACGACGATGCCTTCGCGACCGACTACAAGACGTGGTCGCACGAGGCCGACTTGTCCCCCCGACAGGCGCAACTCGTCCACGACCGCTTCGTGCAGCGCTTTGCCAAGCAGCTTGAGGCTGGGCAGGAGGCCATGAAGCGGCGCGTCGGCGGCGCGCATCAGGAAATACTGTCGAAGTGGGGTCCGATGGATGGTGAAGGCTATCAAGCCAATATCGACTTCGCCAAACGCGGGCTTCGGGGGTTAGGTCTTGCGGATACGTTCAAGGCGTTCGGGCTGATCGACCAGCAGGGCAACATCGCCGACGCAAAGCTCGCGTTCGCGCTGGCCACGGTGGGCGAAGGCTTATTCCGGGAAGGCACGTTGCAGGGCGGTTCGCCCGGCCACTTCACCACGACCAATCCGTGGAAAGACGGGCAGGAGAACCTCACCGAGCAAGGCCGCATCGCCCGCGAGAACCCGGAACTAGCCCGGTCGCTCATCAAAGCCGCAGGCAAAGACCCCGACAAAGCCTTGTTCAAGAACCGCTTTGGCAGGGATCGCTGACCACGGCATGGGCGGCCTAACCCGAATGGAGACCGCCCATGTCCGTTACCCGCCTGACCGACGCCGTGATCCCTTCGGTCTTCGTCCCCTACATGCTCAAGGAGACGATGACGAAGACGGCGATCTTCCAATCCGGCATCCTGCGGCAGGACGCCCAACTCTCGAACTTCCTCTCCGGCGGCGGCCAGACCGTCAACGTGCCGTTCTGGAATGATCTCGGCGATTCGACGACCGCCAACATCTCGTCCGACGACCCGGCGGTGCTTGCCGTTCCCGACAAGATCATCGCGGCGCAGGACATTGCGATCCGCCACAACCGCAACAAGGCGTGGTCGGATGCCGATCTCGTCTCCGAACTGGCTGGCGATGACCCGATGAAGCGCATCGGCTCGCGCGTCGCCACGTGGTGGGCGCGTGAGTTTCAGCGCGTTCTGGTCTCCATCCTGCGCGGCGTGATCGCCAACAACATCGCCATCAACGCGGGCGATATGTGCGTGGTGATCGGCACCGACGCGACCGGCGCCCCGACCGCGGCAGAAAAGGTCTCCGCCAACGCCATCCTCGATGCGGCGCAGACGATGGGCGACGCCTCCGACGTGCTCGACATGATCATCATGCACTCGGTGGTCTACACCAACCTCGCCAAGCAGAACCTGATCGACTTCATCCCGGACAGCGAAGGCAAGGTGAAATTCCCCACCTACCTCGGCTATCAGGTGGTGAAGGACGACGGCTGCCCGGCGGTGGCGGGCACCAACCGGCCCATGTACCACACCTACCTGATCGGCAAGAACGCCTTTGGCTTCGCCGAGGTCCCGCCCGACGTGCCGGTCGAGACCTTCCGCTATCCGGCGCAGGGCAACGGCGGCGGCGTCGAGGAGTTGTGGACGCGGCGTCAGTTCGTCATGCACCCGTACGGCATCAAGTGGACGTCGAACACAATGGCGGGCCGGTCGCCGACCGATCCGGAGTTGCGCACGACGGCCAACTGGAGCCGGGTCTATCCGGAGCGCAAGCAGATCGCCATTGCCTGCCTGCAAAGCAACGGCTGATTAGGCTATTACTCGCGAGTGGGGCGGGCGGCGAATCGGCAGACGCCGCCCGCCTGTTCCCCCATGCCGATGCCTATGGAGCCGAACATGGCAAAACGCGAACCCGACGGGACGATCACGCTGCAAGAAGCCAACCGCAAATACATGGAAGACAACCGGGAGACCGAGCGGCAGATGGGCAGCGCCCAGCGCGCCGCACACAAGGCGGTCGACATTGCCTTCGGACGCCAAGGGGCGCGCGGCAATCTGCGTGAGCAAAAGCCGCTGCGCGCGATCCCGGTCAACAATCCGTTCCCGGACCCGACGCAATGAGAGTCGGTGCGACCGGGCTCACCAATCGGCAGCAGGCCGCGCTCTACTTCGCGCGCAAGCACCGCAGGATGCTGCTGGGCGTCGTCCCCGGGGGGCCTGCCCTGCCGCCTGCGCTCTACCTGTCCGGCTTTAATCAGATCACCGAGGGCGCCGCTCCCGGCACGGTGATCGGGACGCTGCAAGTGCTCAATGGGACGGGGACCTACACCTTCACAAAGACCACGGACCCGTCCGCGAAATTTACCCTTGCCGCTGGCGTCCTCTCGACTGCGGGCGTCTGGGACTACGAGGTGGCGACGTTCTACCCGGTGACGATCACCGCCGACAACGGCGCGGGCTCTGTGCTCGTGCGGACCATCAACGTGCGCGTCGTCGATATTCCCGCGCCGCAATTGACCAAACAGTCCGGCGCCGCAATTTCGTCAACGCAGGCCAACATCCGCGTCACCACCGACACGCCAAACGGAACGCTGTACGCCGTGGTGGGGACCAGCGCGCAGAAGCCGACGGCGGCGCAGGTCAAGGCTGGACAGGTTGCGACCGGCGCGGCGGCCACCTTCGCTGCAAACCTGCCGATCACGACGACCGGCGAAAAAGTTATGACCGCCACCGGTCTCACGGCGGCCACCTCGTACTTTGCGTATTTCATGCACGAAGGCTTGCCGTCAGAGCAATCCGATGTGGCGATGGCGCAGGGCTGGACGATGCCGCCGTAGGGGGAAGCATGCCTTCTGGGTTTTCCGAGACGCAGATTTACAACGCCGTGCTCGACCGGCTGGCCGAAGAATCGGTGCTCTCCACCACCGACGAAAAGGCGGTGGCGCGCTGGCTTAACCGCAACTACGCGCTTCAGCGCGATGTGCTGCTCACCCGCCACACATGGAATTTTGCGCTGACGCGGCGGTCGCTTGCGGCGGAGACCAAGAAGCCGGACTTCGAGTGGATGTATTCCTACGTCATCCCGGAGGATTGCCTGCGCGTCCTGCCGGTCACCACCGACGGCAGGCGCAATTCGCCGCCGATCCCGTTCGTGGTCGAGGGCACCAAAATCCTCACCAACAAGGGCGCGCCGCTCAACGTGCGCTACATCTTCCGGCAGAAAGACCCGGCGACGTACTCGCCGGTCTTTGTCGACCTGCTGGCACAGGTACTGGCGGCGACGTTCGCCTATTGGGTCACCGGCAAGGCCAGCTTTGCCAAGCAACTGATGGACATTTCGACCAACGCCTACAACGACGCGACGCGCATCGACAGCCTCGAAGGCCTGCCGGAAGAGCCTTACGACGACGAAATCATCATGGTGAGGTGACCCCATGCCCGGGCCGCTTTACCCGATGCAGCCGGTGTTCGCCCGAGGCGAACTGTCGCCCCGTCTTTTTTCCCGCGCCGACATCGACCACTACAAGATGGGGCTGGCGGAGTGCGTCAACTGGCTGATCCTCAAGCAGGGCGGCCTGCGCCGCCGCTCCGGCACCGAGTGGATCAACTACGGCAAATTTCCGCAGAACCGGGCGCGGCTGCACAAGTTCGTCTTCTCCACGTTGCAGGCCTATACGCTGGAGTTCGGCGACCACTACATCCGCTTCTACGCCAACGGCGGCATCGTCAGCAAGAACGCGAGAGACGGCATCACCTTCACGCTTGGCGGCGGCGGTGTGGTCTCGGTCAACTGGCCGGGGCACAATCTGGCGCCCAACGACCCGGTGATGTTCTCGACGACCGGGGCGCTGCCGTCGCCGCTGGTGCCCGGGCTCACTTATTACGTACGGCAGATCAACCCGACGCAGTTCAGCATCAGCGCAACGCACGGCGGCCCGGAGGTTCTCTACACCGCGGCGGGCAGCGGGACGCATGCCGCCGTCGTGCCGGTCGAGGTGATCACGCAGTACGACAAGGACGACGTGTGGAAGCTGCAATTTGCGCAGAGCGCCGACGTTCTCTACATCGCGCACCCGGACTTCCAGCAGCAGATGCTGTCGCGCTTCTCCGGCTCGACCTTCACGCTCATTCCCTATGTCGGCTATGACGGCCCGTATCTGCCGTCGAACACCACCGGCACGACGATGACCCCGAGCGGGGTGAGCGGCAACGTCAAGATCACGGCGTCGTCGGTCGTCGGCATCAACGGCAACACCGGCTTCGTCATCTCCGACATCGGCAGGCCGATCACGCTGCAATACTCCAGCAAATGGTATTGGGCGCGCATCACCAGCGTCGGCGTCGCCACCTCGGTCATCACCTTTTCCGCGTCGACGGACAAGGTGACGTGGGCGAACCACGGGCACAATCGCGGCGAGCCGGTCTTTTTCACAACGGGCGGCGGTGTGATCGCCTCGCCGCTGGCTGACGGCGTCACCTACTATCTGCGTGACGTGACGCCCGGCGACTTCAAGCTGTCGGCAACGCCGATGACGCGCTCGGTCACCAACGAAGGCGACGTCACCATCCAGACTGTGGGCGCCCCCTTTGCCGGGAACCAGTTTTCGTGGGCCTCGCACAAGCTGCATGACGACGACCCCGTCGTCTTTACCGTGATCCCGACCGGGATCAGCGGGCTCACGCTGGGCACGACCTATTACGCGAGGGTGATCGACGAAGACCGTTTTCAGGTTTACGACAGGGCTGGTGTGGATGGCGTTGCGATCAACGTGGTGGGCCCGCCGGGGCTGGTCAGCACCCTCCACGCGGTGGTCAACGAAGTCTTCACCGACGGCCCGGCCATCAATCTGACAACCGACGGCACCGGCACCACGACGGCCAACCTGACCGGCGGCACCTTCGTCTTTGCCGACGTGTACGGCCTGATCGCGGCGGATGGGTCGGCAGTCGGTGCCTTCCCCGGCACGGGCGCGACCGGCGGCTGGGCGCTGGGCGCGTGGTCGGAAATGACCGGCTGGCCGGGCTGCGTGACGTTCTACCAGCAGCGGCTGGTCTGGGCGCGCACCGACACGCAGCCGCAGACGGTATGGTTGAGCAAGGCGGGCGTCCTCGACAACTTCTCCACCACCGAACCGATGCAGGACGACGACGCGCTCACCCTGACGATCCTCGCGGGCGAGGTGAACGCGATTGCGTGGGTGGCCGAGGGTCAGGACATGATGATCGGCACCTCCGGCGCCATGCGGACCATCGGTCCGGCGGACGCTGGCAAGAATTTCGGGCCGACCAACTTCACACAAAAAAGACAGAGCACGTTCGGCTCGCTCGATCTCCAGCCGGTGCAGATCGGCGAGGTCGCCATCTACGCCAGCTTCTACGGTCTCTCGCTGCGCGAGTTCCTCTGGTCTTTCCAGATCAACGGCTACACCTCGCCGGAACTGACCATCCTGTCCGAGCACATGCTGCGCTCCGGGGTGAAGCAGTTTACCTATGCGCAGGATCGCGACTCGATCATCTGGAACGCGATGGGCAATGGCGAGCTTGTCGGTGTCACCTATGATCGTGACCAGCAGATCGTCGCCTGCACCCGTCACCGTATCGGCGGCGAGGTGCTTAACTCAGGTATAGTTGACCCCCTCGATCCGGATAACCCGGATACGCCGTATGGCATTGTCGAGAGTGTCACCACGATCCCGGGAGAAGACCGGTCGGAAGTCTGGGTCTCGGTGCGCCGCACCATCAACGGCACCGACGTGCGTCACATCGAGCGCATGACCGTCACCTTCGAGGCGATGCCGAAGGAGGACGCGGTCTTTGTCGACGCCAGCTTCACCTATCGCGGGACGCCCGCCGGGAGCATTGCCGGGGTCAATTGGCTGGCCAACCAGACAGTCTCGATCCTCGCCGACGGTGCGGTGCTGCCCGACGTGGCGGTCGATGCAAACGGGAGCTTCACGCTGCGCGGCGACAAGGAGGCAGAGACGCTCACCTTCGGCCTCGCTTATGTGTCGCGGGCAAAGACGCTGCGCATCGCGCAAGGCCAGCCCGACGGTACTGGCATAGGACGGCGCAAGAACATCATCACCGCCAACATCGACGTGATGGAGACCGGCTATCTGGAGATCGGGTCGCCGTCGGCGCGCGAACTTCAGGTCAAGGTGGGATTGCGCGGGGTCGACGATGCGATGGACACTTCGCCGCCGCTGCACGATGGTGTCTTCGCCTACCGATTCGACCGTTCGTGGCGTGACGGCGGACAGATCGTCATGCAGACCGACAAACCCTTGCCTGCTACCATCCGGTCAGTTACGCCGGTCTTTGATGCCGAGCCGTAAAGGGGAACATCAACTTGTGCGTCATGGCCCTCGGGATCATCGGCGGCATCGTCGGAGCCATCGGCTCCGTGATGGGAGCACAGGCCTCCGCCGCCGCCTCGCGGGCACAAGCTGACGCCTACGCGCGGCAGGCGATGCTGGAACGCCAGCAGGCCGAGTTCAACGCCAGCCAGCAGCAGGACAAGGCGATCAAGCTGATCTCGACGCAGCGCGCCGGGATGCTGGCATCGGGAGTCTCGCTGGCCGGAACACCAACCGATGTGCTGATCGACACCACCCGGCAAACCGATCTTGATGTGCAGGCGATCCGCTACAACGGCGAGATCAAGGCGCAGAACTTCGAGATGCAGGCGCGGGCGCTGGGCATAAAAGCGCAAGGCCAGCAGCAGGCCGGAATTTTCGGCGCCATCTCGCCGCTGATCAAAGGCTTCGGCGGCGTCAGCGGCGGCTCCAGCGGCTTCGACTTCGGTGGGTCCTCCAACGTAGACGACGCATGACATGGCGGTCCGCATCCCCGTCTATGAACGGCACGTCCAGCTAGACTCTGGCGCCCAGACGATTCCGCGCTTCTCCGCATCGACCGAGCTTGGCAAGGCGGTGAAGGAAGCGGGCGGCGCCATGATCAGCGTCGCCGCGCACTGGCGGGCGAAGCAGGACTCCTTCGACAAGATGCAGATGGCCGCCAACGTCGGCACCTATCACGCGGAAATTCAGCAGATCATCGCCGAGGAGACTGCCAAGTTTAATCCGGCAGTCGACCGTCCCGGGGTGCTGCACGACCGCATCATGGAGCGCGTCGCCGTTGCCAACCAGAAATTTCAGTCGACGGCGCCGCCAAGTCTTGCCAGCGAGTACAAGATCAAGGGCGACGCTTCACAATCACAGACTTCGTACACATCCGCCGGTCACGAGAGCACCATCCGCAACAGTTACGGCAGGTCTTTCCTTGACAAGCAGGTGGCCGACATTGCCGCGTCGGTGGTGAAGAATCCGGACGCGCATCCCACCGCCATCGCGCAGGTCAAGCAGGCGATCAAGGATGCGGCGCCAGCCAGCGGTCTTTCTCCGTCGCAACAGCGGGCGCTTGAGGACACCTATCTCGACACCGTCGGCAAGAATGTCATCAAGGGCTACATGGCGACGGGCCGCGCCGACGATGCGGCGAAGTTCAGGGAGCAATTTGTCAAAGATCGCGAGGCGGAATCGCCCGTGCAGTTTCAGGCGCCGACGGTGGTCAAGCCGCAGACGCAATTGCCCGGCGGCGCGACGGGGCCGGTCGAGGGCAAGCTCAACGAGAAGCGCATCGCCGAGATCGACAAGAACCCGACAGTCAAGGCGGCCATTGAGAAGGCGGCGGCGGAGAACGGTCTCGATCCGCAGGCGCTCAAGGTCTTTGCCTCCATCGAGTCGAGCGGCAATCCGAAGGACGTCACCGGCAGCCACCACGGTCTTTTCAACCTGACCAAGGCTGAGTTCGGCATGAACGGCGGCGGCAACATCTATGACGCTGCCGACAATGCCAACGCCGCAGCCAAGGTGCTGGCGCAGAAGAAAGACCAGTTGACCCAGCAGCTTGGGCGGGAGCCGACATCGGCAGAACTTTACGGTTCGCACAATCAGGGCATGGGCGGCGTGATGGCCCATATCCAGAACCCGGACCAGCCCGCGTGGAAGACCATGCTTGCCACCAAGGAAGGGCAGGATCGGATCGAGAGCGACGGGCAGGCAGGCGCCGAGAAATGGGCGAAGAGCACCGTCAACGCCAACGTACCCAGCGACGTGACCAAGCGGCTATACAACGGCGACGCCAGCCAGATCACCTCGCGCGACTTCATGGCGATCAATGCCACGAAGGTGCAGGGCGGCAACATCGACGAGGCAATCACCAACGCGCGCATGGAGCCGAAGCCGGAAGCGCCGCGCACGGTGGTGGCCTCGGCGGACGGTACTGTTCAGTCTGACACGCGGCCCCCGGCTTATGTCGGCGCCGTCAATGTCGGCGGGGCGCAGCCCGCGCGGACGCTGGCTGGTTACCAGCAGCAGGCCTCCATCCCGCTCGATGAGGCGGGCGCGCACGGTTACGAGCGCGGCGGCGTGAAGACCGCACCGTGGCTGGTCGACACCGTGCGCAACGCCTCGAAGGTTTTGCCCGAGGGCTACACGGCAAAGATCATCTCGACCGTCGATCCGCGCTCGACCGGCACCCCGTGGCATCCGTCAGGCCGCGCCATCGACATCCAGATTTATGACGACAAGGGCAACAAGGTGCCCAACGTCGGGCCGCCCAGCGTCCCCGGCTGGGACGTCTACGAGAAGATGGGCGCGGCGGCGCGGGCCTATCAGCAGGAAAAGTATCCTGACCAGCACCTGACATGGGGCGGCCACTTCAACACCGGGACGCCGTACGACCGCATGCACTTTCAGGTCGGCGGCGATCATGCGCGCGACTTCACGCCGCAGCAGGTCACGCAGGCCGGGGAGGCGCTCAAGGCGTCGCCGATCCAGATCGCGCAGGCCGATGACGGCAGCGGCAGGCCCACGGTCCCCTCCGGTCTTTCGCGCTGGCAGCAGTGGAACCAGACGCAGACCAACGTGATCAACGGTGGCACCATGAAGGCGGCGGCGATCAATGCGGCGATGAAGGCGTCACTGGTCCGCACCATCAACAGCGATCTCAATGCCACCAAGGTCAACGGCGATGGCATCAAGCTCACGCCTGACTTGCAGAAATACTACGGCACCGACAGCCTGTCCTTCGACTTCATCTCGAACAAGATCGGCACCGGGGCGGCGATCAAGTGGCAGCAGGACAAGGACTTCAACCAGAAGGTCTTTAACGGCGGCGCGCACATGGAAGAGATGCCACGCGACGTCATGATCGAGCGGCTACAGGCGCTCCAGCCCGATCCCAACTCCCCGGTCTATGATGATCAGGTCAAGGTTTACAGCGAGGTGCTCAAGAAGGCGCAAGGCATCGACAAGCTGCGCAATTCCGACCCGGCGGCAGCAGCCGATAAGGACCCGGTGGTGGCGGAAGCGAGGAAGGCAGCGTACGCCGACCGCGGCAATCAGGAGAAGATGGACAAGCTGATCACTGCGCGCATGAACGCGCAGGAACATCTGGGGATTGCCGACCCGCTGCGGACACCACTTACCAACGACGAGGCCAAGGAACTGGCGGCGCCGCTGCTCAACCGGGCGCGGCCCGATCCGGCCAACGCGGCGCAGGAAGTGGCCGTCGAGGTCATGAAGCGCGTCGGTAGCGCGACCGCCAACGGCGTCCCCGACTTGCAGCAGCGGGCCTTGCAGACGGTGCTCAAGACCCAGCACATCACCCAGCAGCAGGCGGCGGACACGGCAGCCGCGCTGGCCACGGCGCAGCATCCGACCCCGGCGCCACTGATCGCCAAGGACCGGCAGCCGCCGATCATCTACGACGAGTTCGGTGTGGCCGGATACCGGTCAAAGGACGGCTACTTCATGGTGGGGAAACCGGACGGGACGTCGAGCGGCCCGTCGGACGACTACGCCGATCCGCCATCCTTCGGCTTTGCACCGGGGACGCGGTTCATTCCGGGGCAGCACATCAACGAGCTTCTCAACCACAAGGGCAAGGAGACCGAGCAGGAAGCGTCCGACCTGTTCGACAGCCACTACGACGCCGGCGCGGCCAAGTATTTCCTCAGTGGCGGCACCAACGCTCCGCCCACACCGCTGCCGCCGGGCAAAGACGTCCTCAACAGCGAGGCGGAGCAGACACTACCGCCCGCGGCGCTGCCGCAAGAGCAGCTTCCGGGAGTACAGGAAGACCCCTACAAGACCAGCCCGGATGACGACGAATCCAGCGGAGCGCTGTGATGGCGGACGACGAGGTCCCGACCGAGACCCCGGCTGGCGGCACCGGTTTTCAGTTGCCGGACGCGCCCGGCGACTTCAGCGAGACCGTCCCCAACAAGGCCACGGCGAAGCCGGGAAAAATGGCCGACCCGTTCACGCCGCTCACCCCGGAGCAAGAGCGCACCGAGCGGGCGCGGCTGAATTTTCAGCAGGGCTTCCGCGGCACACTGGCAGGCTCCGCGCTGGCTGCCGACGCCGCGCGGGGTGCCGAGGGCTTTACCCCCGAAGAGCAGGCCAAGATGCCGGGGGAGATTGCGGGGGCGCAGGCCGCCATCGGTGCCGAGCTTCCGGCGATTGACAGCGGCGGGATCAACTTCGACGCCGCGCAAGAGACCGCAAAAGACGAGTTGCAGAAGATTCAGGCCGACCAGATGGCCTACAAGAACATGCCCGCTTACCACGGCGTGGTGGAGGGCGCGTTCTCGCTGGCCGGTCAACTCGGCGGCATGTCGCTGTCGCCGGAGAACCTCGTCTTTCCGCAGGCGCGGATCGGCTCGACCGCGTGGCGCGTGGCGCACCCGCTGATCTCCGACATGATCGGCTACGGCGTGGCGCAGGGCGCCATCCAAGGCGTCGCCAATCCCATCGTGCAGACCAACGAAATACGCGCGGCGCTGCGCAAGGAATTTGATCCGGTCGAGGCATCGCTGGCGTTCCCCGTCGGGTTTGCCTTCGGCGGCGGGCTGGCGGCGATCACGCACGGCGCCGCCGGGCTGTACCGCTACAGCCGGGACGCGCTGGAAGACTACATGATCAAGGGGTTGCGCGGCCCGCAACTCACCCCGGAGGTCAAGCCGTACGTCGCGCCGGAGCCGCCGCGGGCGCCCGCCGACACCTTCGAGCACGGGACGCAGTTTGTCCCCGCTGCCCCGCACGAGCCGCTGGCGGTCGGTGTGACGCCGGAAGCCCCCACCGGCAGCGTCCGTCTTTATCGCGCCGAGGGACCGGGCGACGATCAGGCAAAACACGTCCTGTTCTCGACGACGCAGTTTCCCGGCGCCAACCAGTTCATTGATCTCCCGGCGGAGACCGCGGGCCTGCTGACGCGGGAGGGCGAGAGCCTTGCCGTGCCGCAAGCCATTGCTGCGATGCGGGAGAAAATGCCCGTGACGCCCGCTGCCCCGGCCCGGGCGCCGGAAGGCCCCAGCGTCTTCGAGAACCTGACCGACTACGACAAGGCGGTGCGGGTCAAAAAAGGCGAGGAGCCGCAGACCTTTACTGAGTGGGTCCGGTCACAGGGCGGTCTCAAGTCAGACCCGGAACTGAAGGCGCTCTACGGTCGCACCAAGAGCGACCTCGTGCGCAAGACCGGCAAGTCGCTGGACGAGATTCGCGAAGCCGCGGTGCAGCAGGGGCGGCTCGACAAGGATGCCGGGATCGACGACGTGCTCCGCCTGCTCAAGGACGAAGACAGCGGCGTCAAGCACTACCATCCGCTGGAGACGGCGAAGGCGCAGGAGATCGCGGCCAAGCGCGATCCCGAACTGCGCCGCGTCATGGATGAGGTCGACGTCTCGCTGCGCGAGATCGGCGAGCATCCGTCACAGATCGGCAACAAGGCCAAGAAGGCCGAGGCCAAGGACATCCGCAACCGGGCCATCGAGATCGCCCACACCGAGGATGTTCATCCCGAGACGGCCATCGAGCGGGCGATGCAGGAGTATGGCGAACATGAAGCAGGCGCAGCAGGGAAAGCAGGGCGGCTCGTCGAAGAGCACCCCGACATTCCGTTTGACACCGAAGCAACACCTAGAGCGGGCGGACGTGCTGGAGAAGCTGAACCCGGAGTCGCACCTGCCGCAAATGCACCGGTCGATGGCGGCGCACATGCTGCGGCGGTCGCGGAAGGACGCATCGCCAAGCGAGTAAAGGGCATGGCCGGGCAGGGCATTGCTGCCCCGCCCGGGGGAACGCGGCTGGGTGCCGACGTGGCATCCGCCCACTTCATCGGCCCGCTGCGCCCGGTCGAGAACCTTCAGGACATGATGCGGCGGGTCTCCAAGGATCTGGAGTTGACCGTCCGCAAGGGCGTCACCGAGAAGGGCGCGCTGGGTCAGTACGACTTCGAAACGCACATCGCGCGGCTCAATGAGATGGGCCCGGACGGCGTGGTGACGTGGGCGCACGAGGTTGGCCACGACATCGAGAACCGCATGGGCAAGCCGGTGGTCGGCCTGATTGCCGCCAACGAGCAGAGCATGCGCGCCTTCGCCGGAGTCATGGGCCGCGGGCTGGAGGGGCGCGAGCTTCTGTCGGAGGGCTTCGGCGAGTTCATGGCGGCCTACATCACCAACCGCCCGCGCCTCGAACTGATCGACCCGACCTTCACCAAGGCCTTCCGCGAAATGATGGCGAAGGAAAACCCGGCGTTGCTCAAGACGCTGGACGACGCCCATTCGTCATACCTGAACTATCAGAACAGCCCGTCCGACAAGGCGGTCGCCTCGATGATTGTCACGCACGGCGAGGTGCCTAAGGCCGACCCGAACGACCCGCTGCAACGCGGGGCAACAGGCCGCTGGCTGTCCAATTTCTACTGGAACTACGTCAACCGCCAGCACCCAATGACCATCGCCTTCCGCTATCTGGCGGAGCAGTACGAGAAAAAGAACGGCAAGCTCCTCGATTTGCGCCCGGATCAGGACCCGCGGCTGCTGGCGCAGGTGCTCAGTGATTCAGGTTTCCAGAAGACCGTGATGGACCTGACCTACGGCATCCAGAACATGCGCGATCTCACCCCGGAGGGCGCGTCCTACTTCTCGATCATGCGCCGCGTCACTGCCGACCCCTTGACCGGGACGGAGGTGAAGTCCGAAGCGGAGTTTCTCGAACGGCGCAAGGCCTTCGACGCCTATTTGACGTCGCGCTGGCACCTCGAACTGCGCAGGCAAATGTCCAACGGCGAGATCGACCTTACCCGCATGCCGACCGGCATGACCGATGGCGATGCGATGAAGACCGTTGCGAACATGGAGCAACTGCACCCCGAGTGGCAGGGGCTGGCGCAGGAGCTTTACGGCGTCAACAAGCTGATCGGCAAGCTGGAGATGGAGAACGGCCTGATCAGCGCCGAGATGTACGCGGAGCGGATGCACCCGCGCAACGAGCGCTACGTTCCGCTTTACCGCGACATGCGCGGCATTTCCGAGCAGCTTGGTGTCGGCGGCGAGTTTCGCGGTGACAAGAATCTCGAAAACCTTGGTCTTTACAAACGGCAGGGCAGCGGTCGCAACATCCTCTCGCCGACCGAGACGATCATGACGCGGCTGGCGAGCATCAACGACGCCGCCAATCAGAACATGATCACGCGGGCACTGCGCGATCTTGTGCAGCTTGTCGGCGGCAAGGAAGGCGCGCTGATCGCCGAGATGATCCCCAACGCGCAACTGCGGGCGCTTGACGTCAACGTCAACGACGCGGTCTACAAGGCGGCGATTGCGCAGGGCTGGATGCCGGACGATGCCAAGTCTCTGGTGCAGGGCCTCCAGCATGAGCTTGGTCCCGACATCCGCACCAAGCTCTACCGGCAGGAATCCATCAAGGCGGGTGGCCGACCGATCATCTTCGGCTGGGACAACGGCGAGCGCTTCGCCATGCGGCTGCCGGACGGCGAGTTCGGCAGGCAGCTTGTCGAGGTGATGGACTCGCTGGGGCCGAAGGGGATGCAGGCGTGGGCACAGGCGGGCGGTCTCGTGGTGGACGCGCTGACGTTCTCGTCCTCGACGCTGCGCGCGGGCGCCACCGGCACCCCCACCTTCATGGCGAAGAACCTGCTGCGCGACGCCTTCATGCAGTTCCTTACGGTGCCGGAGGCGGGCGTCGACACGCTGGCAATGGCCAATGCCATCCGCGGCGGGCGCTCGTACCTGATGGGCGACGAGTTCTACCGCATGTACCTGTCGACCGGCGGCATCCGCGGCGGCGTCGGCGCCGCCGGTCTTTCCCGGTCTTCGCAGCAGGTGGAGTTCGAGAAAGAAGTCAGGCGCTTCGCCGATGCGGGCATGGACATCTCCAAGAGCAAGTTCAGCCCGAAGGCGTTGCAGAACGCGCGCGCCGAGATGGCCGACGCGCTGGGCAAGGAAGGCGTCCCCGCGCACCAGCAAATCTGGTTCGGCGACATCAAGGACCTGATGCAGAGGCTGGAGATTTCCGAGAGTGCTGGTCGCGTCGGTCTTTTCCGCACGGTGTACGACGCCAACCTCGCGATGGGGCGGGACAAGCGCTACGCCATGTACGACGCGGCGGCGAAGGCGCGCGACTTCATCGACTACGGGCGCATGGGATCGCGCATGGAGATGTGGTCGCGCATGGTGCCGTTCCTCAATGCGAACGTGCAGGGCATCGACAAGTTCATGCGGACCTATGTCGGTTCGCCGTCGTCGCCCGGCATGTTCTTCAAGCCGTTCACCCAGCAGCAGGCCGACTACCAGAAGGCGCTGCGCACGACGCTGATGCCACGGGTGGCGGCGCTGGCGGCGATCAGCGCCGGGATCACCTACGCATGGGAAGATGACCCTGTGTACCAGCGGCTGTCGGTGCAACAGCGCTCGCAAAACTGGATTTTCCGGGTGCCGTGGTTGGCGTCCGGGTCCTACGACATGCTGGGCGGCGGCAACGTCGAATTGCCGGAGGGCATGCAGGGCGCATGGGTCTTTATTCCCAAGCCGTGGGAGCCGGGGACGCTCTTCAACTTCGCGGAAAAGGCGGTCGAATTTCTCGGGTCGGGCGGTGACACCAGCCATCTCACCAAGGCGCTGTCCTCGATGCGCTACACCTTCAGCGTTCCTAACCCACTGGAGCTTCCGCTGGTCCGCACGTCGGCGGGGCTGGCCTCGAACTACGACGACTTCTTCCAGCGCCCGATCATCTCCTCTAGTTTGCAGGGGCTGGCACCGCATCTTCAGGCCAACGAGTACACCAACAAGTTCTACGTCGCGCTGGCGCAGAGTCTCAACATGGTCTGGAACAGTGAGGACGCGCACACGTGGTTTCGCAAGAACATCCCGGTCGTCGGCTCGATGCTGGCGGCGCCGTGGTCTCCAATGGAGGCGCAGTACCTGATGCAGGGCGCGTTCGGCGATTGGCCGCGCGAGCTTGGCGGCATCGGCGGCATTGGCCGCTCGCTGCTCAACGGCGAGATGCCCAACGCGCAGGACATTCCCGCGCTGCGCGCCTTCGTAAAGACCAAGATGGCGATGGGCGAGCCGATGAACGAGCTTTACAACCAGATCGGCCAGAACGGCGGGCGGCTGACGGTGGCCAACAAGACCTTCAGCCAGCTTGTCAAAAACGGCGATCAGCCCGCGGCGCAGCAATACCTCAATTCGCTCGATGAGACCCAGCGCGACTACGTCTACATGCACCAAGTGCAGGCGGGGCCGCTGGCCAACGTGCTGCATCCGCTCGACCGCTCGTCGGCGCTGGCGTCAGTGACGCGCGTCCTGAAAAATGGTCTTTTGACCGAGGGCGGGCTGGCGACACTGCGTGATCCCAATGTTCGCATCAAGCTGGAGAACGGCAAGCGCGACGCCATCATCCAAGCGGTCAACGAGTACACTGCGACCGAGGCGCGCAACGGGCTGATCGTGCAAGGTGCCGACGGTTTCAAGAACCTGCCGGTCAAGGACACCAAGCCGTATCTCGACATCATCAACGCGATCTCGCCGGAGGTGGGAAAAGACCTGAGCGCCCGTCTCGCACAGTCGAAGGTGATGCCGATAGAGACCATCCAGCGCTTCTGGCCCGATGCGCAGCGCGCGCTTCGTGTAGGATCGTCCGCAGACCCGACTCAGTTGTCCCGCCAGATCAAGGCGATCAGCGAGCGGGCCGCCATCTCGGGCTACGAAGGGGGTGGTAGAAGGAGCGGACGCGGCGCAGTCGATGTGAGCGGCCAGCAGGTCAAACGCGGCAAGGCGGCACCGGTCGCGCTGCCTGCCGTCCCATAAAGGGGGTTTTCATGACGGTTACCGCAGCCGAAGCCAGAATCGAGTACGCCGGAAACGGCGCAACCAAGGTCTTTGCCTATCCGTACCAGTTCTTTCAGGCCGACGACCTCGACGTCTGGCTGTTCAACGACGCGACCGGCGAGGGCGTCGAGCAAATTCTGGGCTCCGACTACACCGTGACCGGCGAACTGAACCCGACCGGCGGCAATGTTGCCTTCACGGTCGCGCCTCCCGCGGGCTACACGGTCATTATCATCAACAACCCCGACATCGTGCAGACGCTGCATTACGTCAACGCCGACGACTTCCCGGCAGACAGCCACGAGCAGGGTCTCGACCGGCTGACCAAGATTTGCCAGCGGCTATCGGATCGCGTCGACCGCGCCGTGCGCGCGCCTGATTACGCGCCGGAAGACCAAGTGCCGGATGCGGGCTCGCTTCTGTCTCTGGTCGAGGACGCACAGGAAGCGGCGGACGAATCTGCTGTCTCAGCAGCCGCGGCGGCCTCAAGTGCCGATAGCGCGGATACGTCGGAGGCCAACGCGGCCAGCGCTGCCGATACCGCGACGACGCAGGCCGGTTACGCTGCGGCATCCGCCAGCAATGCGCTGAACTTTGCCAGCGCTGCATCGGCATCGGCCAATGATGCCGCCGACTCGGCGGCGCAGGCAAATGTCGACAAGATCGAGTGGCAGGGCCTCTGGTCTGCCGCGACTCAATACGCGGCCAATGACGCGGTCAGTCTGGCGGGCACGTCGTACATCGCCAAAGTCGCCAACATGAACAACTCGCCGGACACGCACCCGACGCTTTGGGACGTGCTGGCGGCAAAGGGCGCGGCGGGTCCGGCTGGCTCTGGTTCCGGCGACATGCTGCGCGCCAACAATCTCAATGACGTGGCCTCGATCTCGACCTCGCGCAACAATCTTGGCCTCAAGGGCGCGGCGATTCTCGATGTTGGCACAACTGCTGGCACCGTAGCCGCCGGCGACGACGCTCGCATCAACGGCGCGGTGCAGCATACCGGCGACACGATGGTCGGTCATCTCGGTCTGCCGACCGGTCCCGCCGCTACGCAAGCCGTGCGCAAGGATTACGTTGATGCGGCTGTTGCTGCTGTGCCTGCGCCGCCGGTTGCCGCGACCGCCGCCGAATACGTCGCCAACTCGGCGCCGACCAAGATGCTCACGCCGGGAGCGGTGTGGGCGGCGGCCGCCGTGCGATCAGACTTGAGCGGCTCGGGTCCGTACACGCCAGACTTTTCAGCGGCGCTTCATTTTTTCATTCCGGTCAACAACGCGGCTGCAACGCTGAACAATCCGACCGGAGCAAAGGCCGGGCAAAAGGGATTGATTTATCTCCAGCAGATCGGCGGCAGCTCTCAAATCACGTCTTGGGGAAGCATGTACAAATTTCCAGGCGGCGTTAAGCCGCCGCTGATTTCAACACCGTCCGCCATCGACGTGATCTCGTTCTCGGTGATGGATGGCGCGACGATCCTGTGCAGCTACTCGGCGGATTTTAAATAAATGCTGCCGGGGATCACACCAGCGTTGTTTGGCGGCAAGGATTTCCTTGCGCCTGCGCAGGCGTTCGGCAACGACAGCTACACCGTCAGCCTGTTGCACATGGACAGCCCCGACAACCTGACCGGCGTGGTTGGGATGCAGGGCTTTAAGGACTACGCCTACGGCGCGCCGCTATCCCGCCGGGATGCTTGGCAACTGGCCGCCGGGTCTCCGCAGACCGTCGTCTCGTATCCGTTCAATCAGGTTGCCACGTTTCCCGGCGGCACCGCCATCTCGCTGCCGGATGCGCCCGATCTGGACCTGAAGGGCGACCTCACCATTGACTTCTGGTTTTGCTATGGGGTCACGACAAACGTCGGCGACATCATCAGCAAGCGCAACAACAGTACCGCGTTCGCCCCGTTCCTATTCCTGCAAAGCAGCACCTCCATCACCTTTTATGCGAGCAGCAACGGCTCAAGCTGGGATATTGCCAACGGCGTGACTGCCGCCGGGCCGGGCATCGCGGCGGGCACTTGGTATCACTTTGCCTGCGTGAAGCAGGGCAACACCTACAAGTTCTACATCAACGGCGGCTTGCAGGCGGCAACAGTCACCAGCGCCCTCGTGCCGTGGAAGACCACCATGCCGATGCAAATCGGCGGCGTCGGCGGTGCGTTTTACAACGGCTATCTGGACGAGGTTCGCGTCAGCAAGATTGCCCGCTGGACCGCCGCCTTCACGCCACCCAATCAGCCGTACTACGCGCGGCTCGATGTCGGCGGTAATGACGTCGCCACCAAGCTGCTGCTGCATTTCGACCTGAACAACTTTCTGGGCGACAGCGCCTTGGGGTCGATGACAAAAAAGACCATCGTCAACAGTGGCGGGGGACAGCTTGGCTCTCCGAACAATCCGGCACTGACGCTCAACGTCGCGCAATACAGCGGCACTCTGCGCACTGCGGCCAGCGCGCCGTGCTCCGAGATTACGCCCTACCGGGGAAACTTCACCGTCGACTTCATGTACTACCGCCCTGCGTCGGTCGCTGGCGGTTACATTGTCGCCAAACGCGCCACCAACGCGCAGTTCGCTCCGTTCGTCATCATGGACAACGGCACGGGCGGGGTCAGTCTTCTGATGTCGACCAGCGGGGCGGGGTGGGAGGTCAACGCGACCATTGCAACGGGGCTTGCGCTCAATACTTGGTATCATCTGGCGCTGGTGCGCGACGGCGCCAACATGCGCTTCTTCGTCAATGGAACGCAGACGTGGACGCAGAATATCGGTGGCGGCCCCCTCTTCAACAATGCGGCTGTCGAGATGAGCGTCGGGGCGCAGACAGGCGGCGGCACTTCCAGCAATTTCTACATCGACGAACTGCGCTACTCCGATGTGGCGCGCTACACCGGACCCTTCACGGCGCCCATTGCGGGCGGTCTTCCTTATGGCCCGAATCCCGCCCCGCCCCAGCCTGCGACGCATTTCTCTGTCTCGGCACCCGCGACGGCATCAACGGGGGTTGCCTTCAATATCACGGTGACGGCGCTCGATGCCTCCAACACTCCCACGCTTAACTACTCCGGTACGGTGCACTTCACTTCGACGAACGGCTCGGCGGTTCTACCCGCCAACAGCACCCTCAGTGGCGGCGTCGGGACCTTTGCAGTGACGCTCAACGCCTCTGGCACCCACACCATTACGGCGACCGACACGGTCACCGGCTCGATCAACGGAACGACCGGCAACGTCGCCGTGACGTCTGTGCCGAAGTCACTGGCGCTGACATCGAGCCAGACGTGGACCGTGCCAGCCGATTGGAATAGCGCCAACAATTACGTCTATTGCATCGGCGGCGGTGGCGGCGGTGGCACTGGTGGTAATGGCGGCGGCGGCGGTGGCGGTGGATATG